AGGCGGTTCGCTACGCCCGCCGTCAAGACGCAGAGGCCGTCCATGCCGAGGACGAGGATGCTTGGCGCGTCGAGCCATTTGGCACGAACGATGCGCCGGTAGAGAGGTTGGTGGAGGCTGCGAAGCGCGTTCTTGTGCTCGCTCGCAACGAGGGGGTGGCGACCGGAAGCAACGGGCAGGTGTTTTGGGGCCAAGCGATCCGCGACTTGGAAGCCGCCCTAACCACCGCACCAACCGCGCCTGTGGTGCCGGATCGGGAGGCGATTGCGCGGGTCATTTGCCCCGCCGCATTCACAATCGGCTCAAAGAACCGAGCGCACTGGCGGGAATATGCGCTCAGACGGGCCGACGCCATCCTCTCCCTGATCGCCGCCCGTCCCGGAGACACCGCATGACCCCCACGGACACGAATATCGTCATCGACACAACCCGTCCAACGCTGATCTGGTGCGTCTATGAACACCAGTGCGTCCTTGAGCCCGAAAAGCCGCCCGAGACGATCCTTGTTGGCGCGTGCCGGCTAACCGACTGCTACAAGTTGATCGACGGCAAGACGAACAGCGAATGGGGGCGGATATACGCTAACGGCGGGGCAGTGCTGGTCCGGATCATCCAGTTGCACGACGATGCGCTCACAGCCAAACGGGCCGCGATTGCGCACATCAAAACGCTGCCGCACCCGCCGCGGTGCAACCTGCGCGGCGTCAGTATGCGCGGCGCCAAGCGGCCCATCATCTGCGATCAGAACGGGCAGGAATACGCGACGCAGGGCGAAGCGGCCGAAGCGCTCGGCATCTCGCAGTCGGGCATCAGCCGGCACATGGCGGGCGAATTGGCGCACGTCCAGGGGCACACATTTCATTACAGGGCGGTGTGATATGGTCATATTTAAATACGAATTCGAAACGGATGCAATCAACGCTCCGAACGGTAAAGTGCTGCTTGTCAGCCAACGACAGGACGGGGTGACACTGCCGACCATCTGGATCGAACATAGCAGCGCAGCATCACGGACCGAGATGTTGTATTTCCTTCGTGGGACGGGTGAGACAATACATCCGGATAGCAATGCCGAACACGTCGGATCAGCAGTATGCGGACCGTTCGTCTGGCACGTCTATCGAAGGGCGGTATAATGCGCACATACAGAATCCGAATGGAATATAATCGCTGGTACGTCCGTATCTACGCTGATACAACAACCGGTGACTGCATCGACCGACACGGCCCATACGATACGCTCGAAGCAGCGGAACAAGTGGGCCGCGACACCGGACTGAACAACGGAGACGAGGGATGATTATCGCAGCACTTGCCATGATCGCGACAACGGATCGCGATCGTGCGTGTTTCATGCTTGCCGACGTGGCCGAATCGGTTATCGAAGCCCATGAAGCAAATGTTCCGATTCAACAGGCAATGTCTATTGTCGATGGTCTGGTGGATGCGCCCCCGCTCGCTAACATCGCTCGAAATCTCATCATCAAAATCTACCGAACTGAACCGACGGGCGAACCTGTCGATCGAGTGCAAACGATCAACGAGTTGGCCGCAAATTGTATGAAGGCAGATTATGATGAGTGAGGAACGCGACACCATCAACGCACTCGGCGCGCAGTTGCTCGGTCTGATGGGACCGAAGGAACGCAGCGTGACGTTGCATCCCGGCAGCGCCGACACACCCAACGGCAGCATCAGCGCCACGGTGAACAACGGCATCGTCAGCCACACGTCCGAAGCGGTCGGCTTGTACGATGCGCTCCACATGGCCCGCCGTGAGGTGGAGATACAGACGGGCCGACTGTTGAAGGGAGACGCAAGTTGACCATTGGACGCAGCATGTCGATCGATATTGTTAACCGTCACAACAACGAAAGTTGCACCTTGCGATTGAATATATACAATGACGACGGTATGATTACGGACATCATCGAAGGGCCGATGCGCTTCATCATTACTTACGCGATGAAGCACGTTTCTCCCGATACCAAACTGGAATTACGAAAGGTGCGAAAATGAAACGTTATAAGGTCGAGATGACGCACGGTCAGGATCAACGGCTGGTCGAAGCGGACAGCGTGCGGCAAATCGACGACTGGCTCATCTTTTATCGTCTGCCGCCCCAGGGCGGGCCAGCACTGGAACATTGGCGCGTTCGGATCGAATGCGTCGTGTCAATGGAGACAGTACGATGACGACACACATCAGTCTGGACCTCGAAACATGGGGCACACGACCCGGATGCGACATTCGGTCCATCGGTGCGACTGTATTCTTCCCCGGTAGTAACATCGGTGACGGTGTACCGGACGGCACAATTGACGGAATCGAACAGGCGTTCTACATCGCGTGCGACAATCCATGCAAGTATCCGCACGGCAGCGACGAATACCCCGACCTCATTCGAAAATACCCCCTCCACCGCGACCCCCGCACCGTCCAATGGTGGTCCGAACAGTCCGACGAAGGACAGGCGGCTTTCACGGACCCTGTGGACTTGCGTGAGGCGTTGGAACGGTTCAGTGAATGGCTATACAGGGTCAACGATAACAACGCATTGGACGAACGGCTACGCATCTGGTCCCACGGCTCACATTTCGATCCGCCGATCCTCGCCGCAGCATATGAAGCGATCGGTCTGCCCGTCCCGTGGCACTATCGAGCCCCGCGCGACACTCGGACGCTGTTCGATGCGGCCGGCATCGACGATCACAGCATGTGGCTCAAGCAGCACCCCGGCCCGCTCGGTGTGCCGCATCATGCGCTCGACGACGCCATTTGTCAGGCACGGGCCGTGTGTGCCGCTTGGAGCCGATTGCGGGTGGTCGGGAACCGTGCTACGGGTGACACGGTTTAACCCTGTCAGGAGCCATCCCATGAACAAATCCGCGCTCAAGGCGCTCGCCGATGGGCCAGTGGTCCAGGTGCTGCCGGAAAGCACCGCGCAGCCGATGATCGACAGCGGCCACGTCCGCCGCGCCACGATCGATCCGATGCCCAAGAGCGGCATTCCGGTCAGCATCACGGCCAAGGGCCGCGGCGCGCTCGCGGGTCCGGGTGGCCCGACGCCTCCCCCGCCGCCGCCCCCGCCCAAGGACTGAGCGGTGCAAATCCACGTCTGGTACGGCGTGGCGCTTGCGGCCATCACCTTTGTCTCTTGGAGGCTTGGTGGTGGCCGTTTCGCATGGGGCAAATTATTCTGTCACGATCCCGCAGACGACCGCATCTATCTGTGCCTGATCCTATGGTACAATTGGCTTTGCACCAACGCAGCCGCACTGACCCAAGCGTCCTATTACCCGTTCCTGACGATGTTCGTGATCGACGGCGCGACATGGGGTCTCATCGTCGGCACACTGCAAAGCGACCGCGCGCGGATCGTGGGATACACCAGTCTTGCGGTGCTGACATACGACATAACGCTCGCAGCCGGCGTGTCGTCGCTCGGGGTGAGCCCTGCGCTTGATTGGCTCCGTATGTTCGGCTACTTCCAGATGCTGCTCATCCTGCTCCCGGAGAAGCGAGTATGCCCAATCCGGCTCTAGTAGTCCCTGCGGTCAGCACTTTCCCGCTGTCATTCGACGGCAACCCGTGGACCTTCGGGAGCGCTTTGTTCGCCCTGACCGTCGTGTCGTCGGTATCGCTCGCAACGATGGGCCAATTGTGGGCCGAAGCGCGCGTATTCGGCTATCGGTTCAATGCTCCGCATGGTGCCGCACGGACGATTCTGTTCCTGCTGATGCTGTCGTTTTTCATGCGGTCCGCTCCGGACGTGCTTTTCCTGCTGCTATGGGGCGGCGTCGGACCGCATACCATCGCCATTGTGCTGATCACGAAACGGTGGTTCGACGCGATCAGCGTGATCCCCTTTCTCGGCTCGGCACTCATTCTCATCCGAGCCCGACCGCCCATCGTGTTCCAATTGACCCGACAACCGCTTCCGGTTGACCTGTGGCCCACATGGCTTATGGTGCGGAAGAACGTGGGGATTATCGGCTTGGCAATGCTGATAGCAACGGGGGTTACACTTGCGCGATGACCGTAAAACCGGCCGTTGTTGTCGCGCCGTCATTTGGACCGGCCGTGGTCGTCATTGCCGGTCAGCCGATTCCGGTCATGGCGGCAGGGCTCGCGGTCGCCGGATTGATCCTCGCGCGACTGGTCGCACCACCCCCTAAAGTCCCGATGACCCGATCGAAGGCTTGGGCGCTCACCGGCTTGCTAACCGTGGTGTTGCTTGGCGGGGTCATCACAATGCAACCAACCGCGGGCACGGGCGTTGCGCTCGGTGTCGGACTCGGATATTCGGGGATGCTCGCAATCGAGTTTCTCGGCAGCCGAGTGACCGCCATGTTGAAGGCACTCACCGAAGGGAAGTAGTCAGGTGCTATACCCCTGCGCCGCCGCATACCCAGAGACATCGCCCCGCTCGCCCCAATGGTACAGGGTGGCGCGTGCGTTGGGCTCGTCGGGGTTCTCCGCGAAATAGCCTTGGAGCGCTCGCCCGCTGTCCACGTAGCCCATCGATTCGAGGATGCCGGCGATGATGTGCGGGCTGACCTGACCGCGCGTGACGGACTGTTTCTTGAGCCGCTGCATCACAGCGACGCTGCTGATCCATCCGCCGACGAAGCCAGGCAATTGCTGCTCGACCGCTTCGCTGATGGCACGCTCGATCGGGCTGCGTGAGAGGTTGACAGCTTCCGCGGTGCTGGTCGTCTCGGGTGCGCGCATCGGGATCGCGCCGCGCTCGATCGGATAGCTGAGCAACCAGTCGGCGACGATCGCCTTGCCGTCGCCGCGCATCCATTCGAACAACGGCTTGAAATACTCGTCGTTCATACCGCGTTCGATCAGGTCGGATGCGGTTTGGATTGGGCTGTAGAATATGGCGTAGCGACGACCGTTCTTCTTCGCCGGGATCGCGTCTTTATAATTTGTGAAGAATCCCCAACACGCAGGGTTGTCCTCCATGTCCTGATCGTGACCTTTGCCCTGTATCTCGATCGTTTCGCGGGTCAAAAGCGGCTTCAATACCTCGACCAGATGCAGGCGTTCGTCGACCTTGATTTCGTCGGCCAGAATGAACACCTTGTTGCGCATCCACGCGTTGAATTTGCCGCCGCCGTCCGCCAGTTCCTGTGCGTTGGGGAAATGGACGTAAGGGGCGCCGACAGCGTGCGTCATGGCGATTTCGATCATCGTCTTGCCGGCACCTTCGGCCGACTGGATCACCGGCGCCCATGGTATCTTGTAGCCCGGATACTGGACGATGTGCGCCATCCATTGATGCAGAATGCGCTGGTCGTTGGTGTCCGGGATCAGCCGCGCCAGGTGGTTCAGGAACGGGCTCGCGTCGCCTTCGATCCGCTGGACCTGTGGTGGCGCGTACATGTTGACCCCGGACCGACCAAGCGCGTCCTTCACTATCGCCCCTTGGGGCTGCTGCGGCAGGAAACGGATGTGGTCGACCTTGGGGATGGTCCACAGCGTCGAGCGGAGCGCCGCCTTCCAGGCTTCGTCGGTTTTCTTGCCGTCGCTGGTGATGATGAACTGCTTGCCACCATAGGCACCGTTGAACGTCGTCGCGTTGTGGAACCGCCCGTCCGGTGCGAGAATTTTACCCATTTTCACGATGAAGGCACACCCGGCGAAATACTGCTCGCATTCCAAATGCGTCAGATATTCACCGCTGCAATCGAGCGGCGGCGGTGATGCCACGGACGGCATGGGCGGCACGGTGTCACCCTGCGCCGCCGCGGGCGCTGGCACCTGTTGCCCGCCGAACGACAGCGCCGCTTGGAGCGCAGGTACCTTGCGGGTCAGATAAGACCAGCCGACCTCTGTGTCGCGCAGCGAATGCCACTGCTTGTGATTCTCACCCCGGTCGTTGGCGTCGTAACGCTCGCACCATTTGGACCACATGGCGAACAGCGATTCGCAGTCCGTCAGCGACCATCCGGCTTGCTTGACGCCGCTGGTGACGGCGATCCATTCGCCGCGGTCCAGATCGTTCGGGTCGATCAGGTCAAGCGCCCGCTGGACCCATTCGATCGATGGCGCGGCCATGTCGGGCGTGCCGAGCGGATGCCGGGTGCCGTTGCCGCCGTCGATTACGTTGACGTGTGCGAGTGCTGTTTCGAGCGCTTCGACGGTGTAGGGCTGACCGAATGCGCCGAGCGCATGGCATGTCACCAGATACGGTTCGCCCTTGCGGTGATAGAAGCCGGGGCATCGCATCACGCGCGTTGCGTCGATGATGTTGTCCGCGTCGTACAACTGGCGCAATTTGCGCTGGATCAGGGTGAACCGATCGTTGCCGGTGTAGGGTTGCGTCACCCAATAGACATGATATTTGCCGGGGCTCGACTGGACGGCGAACGACGGGACGGGTTGTAATGCTGCGGCCCGCTCGTAATTCTGCTGCGCTGACACGTTGTCCAGATCGGCGTAATTGGCGCGCAGTGCAGACACGTTATCCAGCTTGCGGCCCGCACCGTCCATCATCGCCGGGGTGACGAAGATGCCGTAGCCGCGTTCATTCATCGCGGTCAGCCATTGCCACAGGTTCGGCAGGGTGCCGCGCTGCGGATGGCCGGGGTCGCTCTTGTCCGTGTCGTGGAGCGCGCGCCAGTCCATCACCGCTGTATTCGGGTCGCCGGCAATCGCTGAGACGTAGGCCCATGCGTAATCGTAGGGGGTCATGCCGTCTCCCCCCGAACCCATGCGTCAACCTGCTCGACGGCCCATCGACGCGGTGACGTGCCTGGGATCGCGCGGACGGGGAAGCGCCCGTCGTTCAACATGTTGTAGAGCGTTCGGCGGCTTACCCCTATATATTCGGCAAGCGCTTTGACGCATAAGGTTTGGGCTGTCATTACCCTGTGGTAAGCGGTTCGGGTCGTTCGGGTCAAGCATCTTTTTGCACATTTCTGCATTGCGTGTCGCTTGGGGTGGTGATAAGCCGCGGCATGGATATGACCCCGACCGAACGCATCGAGCGTTACACCGCAGCACGACGAGCCGCAGGGATGCCCGCAGTCCGCATGGACCATGTGGCTGATCGCTACATCGTTTACGGCAGTCAACGTAGCTACAGCGCTACAGAAGTTGACAACGCCATACACGGTATGCAATTAGCGGTGCAACATAAAGGAGACGACAGATGACGAAAACCACATGGGGTGAACCGATCAAAACCAACGGTGTGAAGCCGGCGTGGTTGCGTGATGACGACGTTTGGCAGTGGTCAATCAGCCACACTGATCATTTCATCGACGCCAATTTTACCGCCAGTAAATACGACGCTGCCGATCAGTATCGTTTCATCGCTCGGGTTCGTCTGCCCGCCGATCATCCCGCCTATATCATCCTCGCAGCCGGCGAACCGCTATGGGACGGACGGACCGGGTGGATGCCGTGGCATGGTGGCGAGCGTGCGCCGGATGATTGGGACGGTGGACACCAGATGGCCCGCAACGGAGACGTCGATAAATATGTCGAATGGCGGCACCCGTGGCGTGGTGGAGTCGGTACAACAGAGTTCGACATCATCGCCTATCGTCCGACGCAGCAGGCTTCGACCGGTTCGGTTCCGAATGCTGTCTCAACGCAATGGTACGATCCCGGTGAGTATCCCTATGCTCACACCCGAGACGACGCGATCAAACTGCTCACTGATGCGGGTTACAAGATCGAGCCGCCCGATCCGTTGGCACCGGCGCGTGAGGCGTTGGCTCAGGCCATGGAAGCAGTCGGCAACCCGTACTCGGCCAACATTTATCGTAGCAAAGGCAACGAAGTGGTCGTCCAAGCCATCGCCGACCGCTTCACGCTCAAGGCAGACACCTGAGCGGTGTGGGACTACAGCAAGGGTGCGGGTGCGAAAGCACAAGGACGACACAACAGAAAAGGTGGTTATATTATGAACCGCGACTATTTCACCCGACCGATCCAGGGCGGTGGGCGTGACGCCCATTACTACGGCAACAGCGGACCATTGCAGCCGATGGACCAACCGGCGTCACGCAGCCGCCTGATGGTCGCTGCACTGCTGTTCGCAGCGGTCGTCGTGCTGTGGGTGGTGATATGACCTACGCCGCAATGGGCAAGCAAGTTCTGCTGGATGGCACGCATTACGCCGACGCGCGTGATCCGGTCGTCGCGCAGCAGATCGTCGAAGCGCTGCGACTGCGTGAGGATTTGGTGGCATGGAACGACGTATCGCCGATGCATCCGGATCAGGTCGTCGAAATCACACCGATTGCGGCTGACGCACCGCGGCGTGTTCGAGGCATGGTGTGCCAAGTGACGCAGCAGCAGGATGAATACGCTTGCACTTGCGGTCGACGGTGGGACGTGGCGGATGGCCCTGAGCACCCCTGACCTATTCCGATGGGGCACGCGGGTCGAGCGCGAGCGACGCATCAGGGTGAGGCTGTGCGTCGCCACCTACGCCTATGAGATCGCCGACGCGCCAATCCTGTCCGATGCTGCCTATGACAACCTTGCGCGACAATCGGACCCCGCCGTCTGCACGGGCCATCTAGACGACTGGTGGCGCGCGATGTTCAGCCCGCACACCGGTCTGTGGATACACGCGCATCCGGACCTTGCCGGCGTCGAGCGGTCATGGCGACGATTGGCCCACCCGGCGCCTTGGCACGATAGCCCGTTGGCGCGGTGGTTGCTCGCATCGCTGCGGGCCGAACCTGCGGCTGGTCGACTGGTGAGGATTGAGAACCCGCATAACCGCGGCACGATACAGGTGATCACCTATGACGACGATCCGCGCGCACAACGGCTCCAGGCGCTCCGTGATGAGGCGGGTGATGCGCTCATGCGATGGGGCTCGCGTGATGCGGTTGAAGCGTATCTGGACAGCCCGCAGGTCGACGACCTGATCAGACGCCAGCTAGATACACCTGACGCATCGCAGCCGGCATATCTGCAACAGCCGGATGGCCGGCGACGATCAGTTTGGGGATGATGACCGGATCGCACATTTCGACGGCGCGCTCGGCTATTGCAGCGCGCATCTTGTCGAGGGAGCCGAAGTGATAGAGACACCCGGCATGGCTCATCCCGAGAACCTTGCCAATCCGGCGCGCGCTGACCGAGGCCGGATCGTCGCGCCATAGGTCCAGACCGGCCTGGATGATCGCCTCGCGCTTCTGCGCGCCTGCCATATAACCGCTCATCGACCGCTCCGAGCAAGCGTTTGATAATAGAACGCATGAAGGAAACCGATCGGAGCACGCCCGTTGTGACGATGGAGCCAAAGCGCTCGACCAGACCGTCCGTTGCCATCCGTGAATGGGTGCAGTGTCTCATAATCGATGTGTTGCTGCCACACGTCATCGATCGTCAAAATGCTCTCCAGATCGGTTCGGATGGTTGGCCCGCTCGGTGGGGCGATATGGTTGCCGACGCGAACCCCCGGAACGTCAACCCGATCGCGTAGGACGGCATCCGGTTGGAGGACAGAGACAAGCGCAACGAGCGTGTCGATTGTCACGGGTTTCGACAGGAAAACTCGATGCGCGCGGATATGGTCGGGATGCGTATAGTCGATCCCTTCGATCCGGTTTGATTCCTTGACGAACTGCTCTAACATAGGTCATTCCTCGCCGATTACCGACCGGGTGTCAAGTTGAACGCCTCGACATAGGCGCGCACCTGGTCCGGATGGGTCACGAAGCCGCCGAGCCCGCCGACCGACAGGACCAGATCGATGAAGCGCTTTTGCGCCTGCGCACGCTTGTCGCCGGGTGTCATGTGCCAGCCCGCGCGCTTCGTCTCGAACACCCCGAACGCTGCGATGGTGCGACCTACATGGTGCGGTTGGATCACGATGGGCACCGGAGCCACAATGTCTGCGCTCTTAAATCGTTCGTTTTGCTGCTTGGATTCATTCATCAGACCGTAGCGAATGAACCGCCCTGTCTCATCGGTACACGCGCCCACATTGTTCCGCATGGGCAATGCACCAATACGAGCCAATTCGAGCCGGGTGTGCTGTTGGACTGCTGTTTCAGTTTGCATTCCATCGCTCCAATTGTGTTGCGTAACCGATCATCAGGGGATGTTTCGGATGACCGTCCGCACAGACACCGAGACAATAGGCCGGTTTGTTCATTGCTGCCAACGAATCGACAATAAACTGATACCTTTTACGGAGATGCGTCGGCAGTTTTGCAGATGCGCCCCATGCGACCATAACAATGTCTGATCGCATCATGGCGTCAATCGTATAAAGGTTATTCAATTCACCGATCGGATCGGATACTGACCGCAATTCATTGACATCTGTCGCTCTGTAAGCGAATAGATTCACCACGATAAACTCCGACCATTGGAAACCTTTGGCGAACCCTTTGATCTTTCTGATCGTGGCATCGTCGATTTCAGCATCCGCCGTTGAAGGGTTGACCATGATGACACAGGCTTTGAAACCGTGACGCTGAACCGAACGGCGCAATTCGTAGCGATAACGACCGCATTCTGATATTATAGCGCTCATCGTAACCACTCCGGTTCAACATAATAAGGTACGTCGTCTGGATCATCTTCATACACATCCGGCGCACGATCCAGACCGACTTGCACCCTGATCCATTGCAACTCTCGGTTCACGGTCGCCGGCAACACCTGGACGTGCTGGACGCATAGCGTATTGCACGGGCGGTCCGGAAAGCAGCAATGGTCCACCTGCGTCGTCGGGTCCGATATATCGAGCCCGTGAATGTATCGCGCGGCCCAACGATGCGCGAGCCACATCTTCCCCTCGAACCAGAAATAGCCGTACTCAGCCGTCTTGCCTTGCGCGCTGGTGGTCGCCGCAGTCCACACGACGCACCCGGTCAACGGATCGAAGCGGCACTTGCTGCGAAACCGATCGAGTGCGGACCGGGTGGACCGGGTGGACCGGAAGCGACCGTCTGACTGCCTGGTGAGGATGGTGCCGTGCATCAATGTGCCACGAACGCGACGTTTTTATCACCCGACCAGCACGCACCGCACGTCGCGCAAGCGAGCGTTGCACCAGTCTGTTCCGGGCACACGAACGCATCGGGTGGGCAATCATTGGCCCGATCGATGCTGACGGTGCAGTCGGTCGGTGCGTCGCCATCGGACCAACGAATGCGGAAGCGATCGGGATACAGTGCTTTGGTCGTCACCAGCGCATCGCCGATTGCTGATTGAGGATTGCGAGCCGTATAGCCCCACACGGCAAGTCGCGGATAGAGCGCCATCATGGTCCGCCAGAATCGAACATACTCGACGCTGTAGAAATCGCCGAGCGCGTGCAGTCGGATCAGGATACCTTCGCGACCTCGAACCGCCAGCAGCCGGCGAATATCGGCTTCGATCGCTTCACATAGAGCGGCGTGATCCGTGTGGTCGACCCGGCGCGCGAACGGCATCGCATTGCCGTAACATGTGGACCAATGGCGGCATCGGGACGGGCAGGTTGCGCGTTCCTCAAGCGACAGGCTGTAAATCCAGTAGCCGCGGAACCGACCCTTGCGCACGTCACGGCCGATCTTGATGTTGTTGTGACCCGACACCAGCACCGATCCTTCGACCGGCTTGACCTGATTGGGGAACCGCGTCCCGGTCGCACCGTCAGGCATCGGTGCGACGCTCGACGGTTTCGCGTGCCGACCGGGTTGCTTGACCCATCGGGTCAATGTTTCACCGGCTCGGGCGGGTCGCATGTTTGCTAGTGGTTTCATCGTCGTCATCCTCAGTACATAAATTCATACGGCAGCGACACATTATGAGGCGCATAATCGAACATCGGTGCAACGACGCGCGGCGGATACCCCCAACCCTTTGCAGTCACCCGATACCGACAGTCCGGGTGTTGCCGCGCGTGCGTCAGAAACCCGGCGACCATAGCGGCGATGAGCGGCGCGGGCAGTCGCTTTCCCGCACTGTCACGAACGGGAATATTCGTCACCGATGCAGCGGATAGATCGACGGGGCGCACGTCAGTCATGGTAATAACTCGTCAGGCACATTGAAAAATCCCTGGCCGCCTCTGAACGGTATAGGTTCAATTGCTTCGATATTCCCAAGCAGCCAACCATAACGACCGTGATCGTACACGCCGTAGCGACGTTCTGTTTCTGTGACCAAGAAACTGAGAATTTCTGTCGGCTGAACGTCTATCAATTCACATCTTGCAATAACTGCACCAAACGGCAACGCTTGACCGATTTGCGGATCATATTGAAGGCAATCGGTGGTGAATCGCTTCTGATCTGTTGCCCAACGCTTAGCCGCATGGATCAACAACGGTCCGCGATATTTCGTCGACCAACCCCGCGTTTCGATTTTTTTCAGACCTAATGGGATCGCCGATGCCCACGGCTGCCACAGCGACACCGCTCTCATCCGAACCACCCCCGCACCTGCGCATCCAGCGCTTCCATATCACCGCGGGGCAGTGCCAACGCCTGCTGCGTCGTCATGCCGGTGGTGAGGAAGAAGCGCTTATGCACGCTGCGCTCACTGTCGCCGCCGTGCATACGAATGCCTGCCCACTGATCGATCGTGTCGCGCAACCGAGCCTGCATCTGAATACGCTCCATCTGGCGATTGGCGGCACCACGGCCCGCAATCTCGCCAGCGGCCCGCGCGACCCGCTCGGCCACGTCGCCAGGCGCTTCAAGCTGCATCGCCGCGCGCATTTGAGCAGCAACCTCACGATCGAGCAAGATCAGATCACCGTCCACCTGCTGCAACGTCCGCGCGCCACCCTGCGGCACAGGCGGTTCGGCGCCGCAATAGGGGCAAGCGGTCAATACGCGCTCATAGGGACGGCCGCACTCGCGGCACGCCGTCAGCGGTATCTCATCGGGGTCGGGTGCGGCCTTGGCTTTCTTGTCGCGCCGGTCGAGCGTCCAGTTGTGCGGCTTGTCCGGGAAGCCGTGGCGTTTCCAGTTCGACACCAGATCGATGATCGTGCCGTGCGTCTTGCCGGCCAACACCCGGAGCGCGCGGCCGAACATTTGCAGGTATTTGTTGAGCGATGCGGTCGGGCGGGCCATGATGACGACCTCGCACGCCGGCACGTCGAATCCTTCGTCGAACAGATCGACGTTGACCAGCACCCGCAGCCGTCCATCACGGAACCTGCGGATCATCTCGCGTCGAACGCCGCTATCGGTCTTGGCGCTCACCGACGCGGCCGGAACACCTGCTTCATTGAACCGGTTGGCGATGTCGTTCGCTGTCTCGACATCGGTAGCGAAACAGATTGCCCGTTTGCCGTGGACCCATTTGAGATATTCGGTCACGGCGTCGCTGACGATGTGGCTACGCTTGGACGCCTCGCGCATCTTGTTCGGGCTGTAGTCGCCCTTCGCCGTGATCGCATCGTCGTCGATCGCGAAATCGTTCTGCGGAATGATGATGTCGTAATCGGACAGTGCATTCAGGTTGATCAATTCGCGCATCGTCGGACCGATGCACATCGCATCGAACACACCATCCGCGTGGCGCCCAAGCCCCTTGCCGTCCGCACGGAACGGACAGGCGGTCACGCCGAGCCCTGCGGCGTTGGTGAACAGCCGGATTGCTTTACCCCATATGTTGGGTTCAGGTTGATCTATGACATGGTGACAGTTGTGAACTACTATTCCGTTGGCGATATAGGTGTGATATTCATCGACTTCAAAATTGTAAACAAAACTTCGTCGGTCTGTTCCAAAATCTGTCGGTTTGTAAATCTCAATACAGTCCACCCGTTGCATCGCAAAAAGGTGTCCTTTTTCGTATCCTGTATCTGACGCACGCGCGCGCCGTGCGAAGCACCATCCGCTTCCACAGCTATTTTCAACAAGGGATGAGCCATATCCGGCTTGTAAGAACGGGGATAACCGGTATCCCTCGTCATTTTCGTCTTGATGACATGTTGATGTACAAACCCGATCGGTTCCAACAGCAGAATCAACATTTTTTCTGCTTTTGGTGGTTCCTTTCCGTTGCCACCCTGCCGTATAGGTTTGTGATTTTGAGATAATAAAGTGTTCCGCATCTTTATTCGTGAAGCGTCTGATTTCATCGGATTGTTTCGCTTCATTCGATCCGACGCATATTTGTGATTGGTTTTTGACATAGTTTCCGATGAAATTCTCCTGCGGTATGTATTTGAGCAGGACGTGCTGCAATACGCCCGACCGGTTTCTCGATAGAGTCTCACTCGCCCGTAATACGGAAATGTCGCAGGAGAACCGCATACGATACACGTTGCTTCGATCGACATATAAACAGTCCTCTGGTTTCAAATCCCCCGCCGAAACCCACCCTCGGGCGGTCCAAAACGGATGGTTCGGTGTGCATACCACATGGTGCGTTCCAACAGCAATACGCACCATGTGTTTCGGCGATGGGTTCTTATAAAGACGACCGACGCTGCCGATAACAAACCGATTCTCTTTTTCGTCCCAAGCAGTTACCTCGTCCCCCGTATTCATGGTTTCAATCGGGCGTAATCCGGTCGGTGTGGAAATCATTGTGCCGGCGGGAAAACATTCATCCTGCGTCCATCGATCGACCTGTGCGGCCCATTGCTTCAATTCGGCCGCTCGGGACACGATGGTCTGCACCGAACCAACGCTGCATCGCGCATCGGGATTGACGAACGATTTGCCGCCAAATTCAGCCCGGTGTTCCTGGACGATGCCGGCGATGGTGGACTTGCTGCCGATGATGCGATGCTTGATCCCGCGACGCGCGACGTGCAACGACATCTGGCCGACCAACTCATTGCGATGGGCCATCACGACCTCATTGAGCCCGTTCTGATGCCCGTCGAGAATAATGTCGGTGGTGATGATCGACTTGCCGCCACCGGTCGGCAGCACGCCAAGCACATTGCTGTGCCCCGCGGACCATTCGGCGTAGATGTCCTGTTTGAGCGTAGCCTGGTCGGGTCGCAGGATGATGGGGGTCATTTGCCCATCACCGCTTCCACGAATCCCGTTGCCGTTTCAGCGTCGAGGCCGTTTCCGTAGGCGCGCAGTCGTCCCACTCGGGCGGGAGCCGCATCAGCCAACGGGAATGTGCCGGGTTCAACCGGCCGCCACCTTGGCCCGTCTGGATCGTTGCATAGCACCCATTCGCATCGATTCGTGCTGGCCCTGTCGGCCACACCTGCCGACCGAGCAAGCCGTTGATCGGCACATTCGGGCAAGCTGGGCCATCCTTGTGATCGCGGGTGGTCGGAGTCGACCACCCGCTCAACATCGCCGCTCCCGGCAACCGATCCGTTCCCTGCGATGGCCCACCCTTCGGGCCGTCCTGCTGGCATGGCGTGGGCCAACCCGCCAATTGGGCCACCATCGCAATATCCGTGAGCGACACGCCCATCGATTGCGCGCCCCGAGCCATGCTCTCCCGCTTGCGCTCCAAAAACCACTCCGGTGTTCCGCTCGCCGGCTGTGCCACCGGCGTCGGCCAACCGCTCACCGACGAAATAGAGCCGTTGCCGGATATGGTCGCCGTCATGGTCGCCAAGCGATGCGCCAGCCCATGTGGCAAAATCACGTAATTCTTCGGTGAGAGCGGGATCGGGACTGCATAGAATGGCCCGCTGTAACCACTCGTCTGCTTGCGATCCTTGCCAGGTACGCGCCACTGAGACGCCCGCAGCGCACAGATCGACCGCCCCGAAGGCGTAACCCTCTGCTTCCATGTCCAGCGATACAAGATCGAGCCAACCGAGGCCGTCCTTGCTCGCAACCTGCTCTCCAAGGACTGCTGTAGGGCGGCACTCGCGGATGAGATGGTGCCAGTGCGGCCATAGGTGCCGCTCATCAGACACCCCAGCGCCTCGACCTGCCGCGCTGAAAGGTTGGCACGGGCAACTCCCAGTCCATACGGGTCTGTCGTCGGACCAACCGGCGCGTCTGAGTGCATGGGACCAAATTCCTATACCTGCGAAGAAATGACACTGCGTGAATCCACGCAAATCGGCGGGTCGAACGTCACGGATGTCGCGTTGATCGACGATACCGGGTGCAATGTGACCCGCACCGATCAGATTGATCAACCAACGCGCGGCATACGGATCGCACTCATTGTAGTAGGCAAGGTTCACAGCCGCACCATCACCACGATCTGCCACACACCCTCAGCAGCCGGTCCGACCAGATCGGCACCCGGCGACGGATTGTGAACCACGGCGCCACCACGGCACACCACGACATGATTGACCCCGCCCGCCGTCGAACCGAACAGCAGATACGGCACGGTCGGGTTCATCTGGCGCATGTGGTCCAACACAGCCGACAGCGCCTCGGAACCGTCGAGCGCGCTGATATATGGCACGAGCCCGTCCCGTTCGGACCACTCGCGCAACCGGCTCACCGCGACCTCTGGTGTCGGGTTGTCCTTGTTGAAATGCGGCACGTCGTCGCGGTCGAGCAACGTCGCGACACAGGCACGCAGGCAATCGCCGTAGCTGTACGGCGGATTGTGCGGGACGGTGCAGTAGTGAGGGGTCATAGTTCGACCGTTCCCTCAATGTGATCGGAATAAGCCAACCAATCGGACGCTTGTTCAGTCACATGAGCCTCCCACCATTCATCGCGTTTGCTGATTCGTTCGTACATCGCCTCCGATATTTCTTTACCGGCTGTACCGTCACGTTTACACCAATAAAGGGCGTCAACGCCACCATCGTCATCGGTTGAATAGCCGTCCCCGCGCGTAAACCAAACATCGGCAATCAGCGGCAAACCACCCATGACTGTGACAGGTGCGCGAGGCATTACAGCCACCCCGGCAACGCAGCCGGTGCGCGCGTTACATCGTCGTTCAGGGTCATCATCGTAACGGCGCACCATCCGTCGTCGTTGAGATCGCGCATCAGCACGGGCCGGGTGTCCGCGGCGATCATGCGCTCGAACACCACCACACCGGACGGGCTGGTCCGAGCGAGCAATTCAATATCGTCGGCGATCCAGATCATCGTTCCGGACGGCTCCTGCACCGGTTGTCGCAGCGGTTCGATGATCCGTTCGTGCCAATCGTCGTAAGCGGTCGGGTGATCGGACCACACGCCGATATTCTCGGACACATCGAACCCGAGCGTCGTCCGAGCCGTGGTGTATTTCAACACCGGGTTCGGCGTGATGTCGAGGACACTGTTATATTTGGCTTCCTCGCGGCATTGGTTCGCCAGGGCTTCCGGCACGTTGATGTGATAGGCGCCCTCGAACGATTCGACCCGCTCGATCACCATCAGCTTGCGGTTTGAGGCGACGACGCGCCCATTGTCCAACCGCAGCGTGTTGAAGATCGGATCATCGGCCCGCCCGAGTAACAGGGACAATCGGGCGATGGTGTCACAGGAGATTTTCATGGGGTGAGGGGCTCCGACCGATCAGGTTTCCACCGTGTTAGTTTTCGCTTGCGCCAGCGTCAAGAGCGTTCTATCACGATCCGGCGTAACGATGGAGACACGACGATGAAATTGACCCTGATGATCGAAGGAAGCGCCGCGACGATCGCTGCGGTGTTGCAATCGCTGCCGAGCGATGCCGGAACCGGGACCGCGATCGAAAATGTGATGGTGATGACTGGCGACGGTGAAAAAGCGGCACACAACCTTCAACCGGGTGACACGGTGATGAGCGCCGGCCAGCAGCGCGGCGCGGTGGGAAACGGCGACACGACCACTGGCGCGGCATCCCAACCAGCCGCCACTGCACCGATGCCTGGTGCGTCCTCCCCGGCACCCGCGCATCAGACGGGTGACGATACGCAGGGTGCGGCCGAGCCGTCTAACGGTGCTGCATCCGATGATGTCGATGCAACCGGCCTGCCATGGGACGAGCGCATCCACAGCAGCACCAAGGGCGTCAACGAAGATGGATCGTGGAAGAAGCGCCGCGGCGGTCCGAAGGGAGCCGAACTGGCCGCGATCGAAGCGGAACTGCGTGGCGCCGCACCTGCGGACCCTACGCCCCCGGCAGCGCAGTCCGACCAGCCGACCCATTCCGACACCCAACCCGCTGCGGTGGCCCCGACGCCTGCGCCGTCTGCCGTGCCGCCTATGCCCGCCGCTGCACCCACGGCGTCTGGACCGGTCGCTGCCACTCCTGCGAGTAACCCGGTCCCCATGCCGACCGCGATGCCGATGCAGCCGACCGGCATGACCGTGACGCCTGCCGCACCGATGCCGACCGCGCAACCGGTCCAGCAGCAGGCACAGCCGATGCCCATGCCGACCCCGGCGCCCGCACCAGTCGAGCAGCAGCCCGCAGCAGCGCCGGCAATGGGCTTCACCGAGTTCATGGGTCAACTCGGACCGAAGATGGCCGGCGACAATCCGAGCATCACGACCGAATATGTCACGCGGATCAGTGCCGAAATGGGCATCAATTCGCTGACGGATATGGCGACCGATCCGGCGCGCATCGGCCAGGCGATCGGTCTGATGCAGCGCGACGGCGTGTGGTAATGTAACGAGCGGACCGAGTGCGACGGTCCGCTGACGGAGACAACAGGATGACCCTTGCCATCACCGCCACAGAATTGCCGCGGGTCATGCGCTGCATCGGCAGTCGCAACATGCCGGCGATGCTGCCGCCCGATTACGATCACGAAAAGCGAGATGAGGGCAATTGCGCCGATTGGCTCGCCGAACAGTGGTTCAACGGGCTCGCAGCCGATGTCGGCACAAAGGCGCCGAACGGCTATGTCGTGACGAGCGACATGGTGGAACACGTCAAGTCCTATCTCGAAGCGCTCGACTGCGGCGAGATGCAGGTCGAAACGACGTTCAGCGGTCCCGGTGGTGTGTGGGAAATCCGGGGTCGTGCGGACCATATCAAGCTGGCCGGCACGACCCTCACGATCGACGATCTGAAATACGGGTTCCGCATCGTCGAGCCTGACGCCAACTGGACGCTGCTGGCGCACGCGATCGGCTATTGCATCCGGCACCAGGTCGCGCCGGATCGTATCGTCCTACGCATCCACCAGCCGCGCCCGTATCATAGCGACGGTCCGTTGCGTGAATGGTCATGCTCCTATGAGCAGTTGATGGGCTACTACCACCAGATCAACGACCGGCTCACCAATCCGACCGACGAATTGACGACCGGGCTCGACTGGTGCGCCAAATGTCACGCGCTAGCCGGTTGTCCTGCGGCGCGCCGTGCCAGCATGAACGCGATCGACGCCAGCATGATCGCGTTCAGCGAAGAATTGCCGAACGACGTGCTGGCGTTCGAACTGGAAACGCTCGAACAAGCGACCGGAATGATCAAGGCGCGTCAGGACGCGGTGAGTGAACTGATGACGCACCGGATCAAATCGGGTCAGGTGATCGACGGTTACGCGCTGGAAACGCGCTACGGTCACACCAAATGGAAAACCGGCTACACGGGACGGATGTTGTCCGCACTGACCGGTGTTGATCTGACAGCCGATGGCGCGGTGACACCGGCAGAAGCAAAACGACGCGGCGTTACACCGGAAGCGTTGACAGCGATCACCGAACGTCCGATGATCGGCTCGAAACTCAAACGCATCGACCCGGATCGAGCGGCGCGCAAGATGTTTGGAGATCGGGCATGAATTGGCTCCAACTCGCCGCGACGATCGGTGGTGTCGCGCTCGGTATCGGTATTATCGAACTGCGACGACAATGGTATTACAGGCGATACCAGCGTGATTTTGAACGTCACATTCAACAACTCAACAACGGAGACAACGACAATGCGTAACCTACTCACCACGACGATGCTGACGGCTTATGCTGCTGGCGGCGACAACGGGACGGAAATCACGACGCCGGTTGGCCGGATCGTGTGGGGTCACCCGTGCAAGCCTCGGGACAAGACGGACCAGCAGAACAACAAGATTCTGGATGCGAACGGTCAGCCGGTCCAGGAGGTTGCTTTCGGTCTGGCGATCCCCACGGCCGAATTTCAGCAGTACGTCTGGTCAGCGATGGCGGCTGAGATCGCGAAGGGCTATCCCAACGGCGCACCCGGCAATTTCAGCTACAAGATGACGCAGGAACACGAGATCGATCGCAACGGCAAGCCATACGGCGAGCGCGAGGGATACGCCGGCTGTGTGGTCCTCGCCATCGCCACCACGCTCCAAGCGCCCAACGTGTTCAAGCTGGAAAACGGCGGCTATCGGCAGATGCAGCCCAACGAGATCAAGACGGGCGATTTCGTTCGCTGCGGCATCAATTTCAAGGTCAACGTCCCGACCAACCGCAGCCACACGCCGTCGATCTACGTCAACCCGCTGGCGATCGAGTTCATCGGCTACGGCACCGAAATCAGCAGCGGGTTCCAGGCCGATCCGAACGCGCTGTTCGGCGGACAGCAGGTGGCCTTGCCGGCCGGCGCGAGCGCAACGCCGGTTGGTGGCGCCGCCCCGGCACAGATGCCCGGTATGGGCATGGGTGGCGGACAGCCGCAGCAGGGGATGCCGGGAAACGCTCAGGCCGGGATGCCCATTGCATCGCCGCAGGGTGCCCCGGCCCAACAGATGATGCCTGCCCAATCACCGGCTGCGGCCAGTGCCCCCAATGGGATGCAGCAGATGCCGCCGCCCGCGACGGGGTTCGCTGAGGGACAGCCCCAGCAGGGGATGCCGGGAAACGCGCCGCAGCCCGCAATGCAGCCGCAGCCCGGACCCGGTGGAATGCCGCAGATGCCGCGGTAACACCGTGCCAGTGGTGCGGATCGGTTCGTGGGCAGGCTTGCCGATGGTCCGATCCGCGCGCCTGTCCTGAGATCGGGGATATTATCCCTTACTGAAATCGCGCGCCGTGGGAATTGGGCGCTGCCCACGCACAGGTTGCACGGCGCGCGATACTGGAACAAGAAATGCTACCTTTGCGTCGATGCAATACATGTGACTCTGACAAACCACTGGATGAATTTTACAACAATAAGTCGCGCAAAGACGGCAAATACACCAAATGTAAGGACTGTCAGAAGTCTTATCAAAGAAATCGTTACAAGCACGACCCCGAAGTAAGAAAGCAACACGCCGATTACGACAGGAAGCGCAGAACGCACGATCCGAAATTTGTCGAAGCGGTTCGACGGCGGTCTAGAAAATTTTACGGCTCTGTCAAAGGTCGCGCAAAAACCTTGTTTTCGGCTGCGTGCAGGCGTGATCCCGACGCAACAATAACTCTTGAATTTGTAGAAAATCGAATCGCAGAAGGGTTTTGCGAAGTTACAAAAATACCGTTCGATTTATCCAACGGCTATCAAATTCTCACAGGGTCTAAAAATAACCCTTTCGCGCCTTCACTCGATCGAAAGAACCCAAAAGTTGGTTACACTCCCGAAAACGTAAGAGTTGTGATTTGGCAATTCAACTGGATGAAAGGCGAACTGTCCGATATTGAATTGAAATATTTTTGCCAAACGATTCTGAAAGCCCTAGAGCAATGATCACTCTCGACAATGCGCAAGTATACGATGTCGAATGTTTCAGCAATCTGTTCATGTTGACCGCGATGTCGCTGAACCGGGACGATTGCAACGTTTGGGAGATCAGCGACTATCGGAACGACGCAGCCCAATTGATTCAGTGGTTCAATTGGTTGCAGCAGACGCAGACGCCGATGATCAGCTACAACGGCGAGCATTACGACTACCCGATGATACACATGCTGATGATGTCGGCGGGCCGAGCGTCCAATGCGGACCTCTACGCCAAGTCGCAGGCGATCATCGGCAGCAACGATCGGTTCGGACACACGATCTGGCCGCGGGATCGCTTCGCGCCGCAGATCGACTTGCTCAAATTGCACCATTTCGACAACCAGGCCAAGCGCCAGTCGTTGAAAGGATTGCAGTTCAACATGCGCTCGCCGTCCGTGGTGGACGCGCCGATCCCGTTCGATCAACCGGTCCGAGCGGATCAGGTCGACACGGTGTTGCACTACAACAAGCACGACGTTCTCGAAACGAAGCGATTCGCCGGCTATAGCGCCGACGCGATCAAATTCCGGCTCGGGCTCGTCGATCAGTTCGGTGTCGAATGCCTCTCGTGGAACGACACCAAGATCGGCGAGAAGATGCTCGAACAGCGTCTTGGCGATGACGTGTGCTACGATCGGTCCAGCGGGCGCAAAGAGCGCCGTCAGACCATCCGGGACCGCATTGCCCTGCGCGACATCATCTTCCCGTACGTCCAGTTCCAGCACCCTGAATTTCAGCGCATCCACCAGTTCATGCTCAACCAGGTGTTGACGCCTGACGACATTGAAACCAGCGCCGTCGCTGATTTTGGGGGTGGTCGCAAAGCACAAGTGAGCGCCATCCGGACCAAGGGCGTGTTCACCGACCTCCACGCTGATGTCGGCGGACTCCGCTTCCATTTCGGCACTGGTGGCGTCCATGCGTCCGTCGAGGCGCAACGGTTCATCGCGACTGACGAATGGTTGATCCGCGACATCGACGTGGCGGCGCTGTATCCGAGCCTCGCGATCGTCAACCGGCTCGCCCCGGCTCACCTTGGCGAAGCGTTCGTCGCCGAATACGCGAAAATCCCGGCCGAGCGGAAGCAGCACGCCAAGGGCACCTACATGAACGCCGCGCTCAAGCTGGCGGCGAACGGCGCGTGGGGAAAGTCCAACAGCATGTACAGCGTGTTCTACGATCCGCAGTACGCCATGACGATTCCGATTAACGGACAGTTACTTATCTGCATGTTGGTCGAATGGCTGTTGACGGTGCCGACTATATCACTCGTGCAATGCAATACGGATGGCGTCACGTATCGCATTCATCGCGACTATCTGGCAGCGGCTCAAGCCATCGAGCGGCAATGGCAGGATTATACAGGGTTGACCCTTGAGGACGCATTCTACAGTCGGATGTGGATTCGGGATGTGAACAATTATTTAGCGGAGTATATTGATGACTGAATGTATGGTTTGCGGTGCTGAAATCGTCAGCAAAATACGAAAAGTCACCTGCTCGCAAGAGTGTTACGGAATCTATGATAAAACACGAAAAGCTGCGTATAGAAACGCAAATAAAGAGAAATTGAGGTTATATAATAAACAATACAGAAAGAAAAATTTAGAAAAATGCAGAGCGAGTAGTTTACGCAGCCGTGATAAGTTTATGGCATCAATCGAACATCGTCCTGACAAAAGAATCGATCTTTTGATGCGGAGTTGTCGTCTAAGCGCTAAAAGGAAGAATATCGCATTTGAATTATCTTCCGCTGTCATAATGACGTTGATAAAATCTCAAAATGAGCAATGTGCGCTGACCGGGATCAGTTTTGATTGGGGTTTTGGCGGCGAACATCGCGCCAATCCTTTTGCCCCATCGATAGATCGAAAAGATAGCAGAAAAGGTTACACATACGACAACATTCAGATCGTCTGTTATATTGTAAACTTGGGTAAAAATGAATACCCGATTGAATTATATGATCGGGTGTGTCGCGCCAGAGTAGGAATTTTAAATGGGGAAACTTAAACAGAAAGGTGTATATCATTTTCCTGACCCGCTCGATTACGCCGCGAGTATCAGCACCATGTCACCACCGGGCTGGCATCGGGATTGGTCGGCGACTGTAGTTCAAGAATCTGCTGTCGCCGCTATGGTTCACAATGTGCCGCCTGAGACGTTTGTCCACGCTTGCACCAACCCATACGCATTCTGTCTCCGCGCCAAAGTGGACCGGTCGAGCCGCCTGTATCTCGGGGATCGCGAGATGCAACGCACCACCCGCTACTATGTCGCTCGTCAAGGGTCCGAACTGATCAAAATCAGTCCACCGGCTGCTGGCGGTGTGATCGGACAATGGAAGCGAGCGAACGGTGTGACCAAGGCCGAATACGACCGCGTGATGACCGAAACCGGTGGTGCATGGGACGAGCGGGTCTGCACGAAGAACCAATCCAAATACACCGAACGACGTACCGCATTTCAGGCAGGTTATGCCATCGCCGAATGCAACGACGCTGCGTCGTTCCGGTTTGACAACCTGAATTACGATTGGTACATCGGTGAAGCACGAAAACTGATCATAGGATGACCACAATGATCAACTGGACCAAATGCGCCTACTGCCGCGATGCCCCGATCGACGAAGCGATCCGACCGTATTGCTCGGTGCGGTGCATCACGGCGTCGGTTCGCTACAGAATAGTCGCGTGGTGCTTGATTGCGATCGGGCTTGCAGTATTCTGGTCGACGCTTCTGACGCTGATTATTTAGCGTCCGGTCGAGCCGCATTGACCATATCCTCGCATGTCTGCACGATCTGCACGGTGTCGGCGGTCCGCCCGTTGGCCTTCTCGATCTGGCCGTCCTGAGCGACATACGCCGCAGCCCACGGAGCGATGATCGCCGCCTCGATCGCATCGGTCAGCGGTTTCCCGATCCAGGCGCTCGTATCGGTATTCGCGGGCACCGGCGTCGCAGCGACACCCTTGGTCCAATCGGACGGGATCAGCTTACTGCACGCGGCAGGCGGGGTCGTTATAATGGGCCGGCGATCCGCACACGCTGCGCACGACAGTAGCGCGCACATCAGCAGCAGTCTTGGCATCGTTTATTCCTTTCGTCGCTTCCTCGACAGACTGATCGATTGCATCTTCGGTTGCAACTCGATTCTCAAGCGTTCCGATAGCGGCATTGGCGGCGTTGGATACGGCTTCGCTGCTGCGGGACGTTTGTTCAATCTGAGCCTCCTTGTCCGGATCGGAACGGGTGCAGCGCCCAAGCAGGAATGCTGCACCGATGACGAACGCGACAATGAGCCCGCCGATCAGCCAGCGAGCCCCTGTGACGCCGAAACGAGCGGCAAGCCATGTCATCATTGCGATATCTCCGCTGCTTTGTCCTGTGCTGCGTCTGCCACCTGTTGCGCTGCATCCTGACGGCTCACCTCGGCTTCGAGCCCATCCTTGCCACCCCGGAACTTGAATTGCCCTCCCACGACGCCGAGAACGGCCATGGCGGCGATCACGAACGCATTCGTCAGGGCGTAGACGTAGCTGTTCTGTGCGATGGCCCCGATCTGAGTAGAGAGCAGCCCGACGCAGGCCCGCGCAATCTCGATCGAGCCATCGCCGGTCATCTGCTTGGCGCTGACCGCGGTTGCACAGAAATCCTTGCTGGCGAGGATGTTCGTATACCGCACCGACATGTAGGACATGAAGATGCCGAGCGCGGTGATGATCGATAGCGCGGCGTAGAAGGGGCGGCGGTTGGTCATGCCGCCATGATCCGCGCGAGCCACCCGTAGAGGAAGGTTTCGTTCGCCGCCCTCCCCTCCGCCAGAGACAGGTAGCGTTCGCCCTGCTCGGCATTGAGGAGCGCGAGCAGCCGCCGTTCGCCCTCCGCCGCGCGCTTGGCGAGATATGCCGTCAGCGCCGCGCGTGTGGCCGGACCAGCCTGCCCGTCAACGATCAGGTCGGCATAGTCGGTGCCATTGCGGTTGAGGCCATTCAACGCCCGTTGCAGGAACGTCGCGGCGACCTTCGGTCCCATGTTCACGCCGGTATCGATAAGCTCGCGCGCAACCGGCATGGAGATAGCGCCAATGGCCGTGAAGCCCGGCGCGTCGGCGTAGCGGCGGCGATACACCTCGATCGCGAAGGACCGGGGCATAGAGCGGATTGGGCCGTCGTAACCGTTCTGACGCGCGGTCGATATCGTTATGCCGAAGTTCGTCTCGCCGCCCGCATCGCGACTGTCGTTGACATAGCCGCCCTCGTTCGGGAGCACGACCTGTTCGATGATGTCGTCAATCGTCATCGTCATCCCCCATCACCAGCCGCTTCGCGCTCGCCGCCGCCAAGGCCTCCGAAGCCCGAGGCAATCTTGATCGCCTCTTCGCTGAGATCGCTCGCCATCACCGCCGCCTCTGCGCTTGGTTGCGGAGATCAGACATCAGATCGAGATGCCGAGATCGGCGTACAGGCCCTGTGCCGCCTGATAGGCTTGGTTGCGTTCGTCGGCGCTGAGAACCGCATCCCAGGTCATCAGGCACGCCAGATCAAAGTTACCGATGTACGTGCCGCTGGCCCCACCGCCGCCGATCAGCATCGATCCCACGCCGACCGTTCGATCCAGCGCGTCCGCGTTCGCGTCCGTGTCAGCGCGGCCCGTCGTCATGTCATAGACGCCCGATCCGACCGCTCCCACTGTGCCGATGAGGCACCGCCACGGGAGAGGTGCGGTGGAGAAACCCGAGGGCGTCATCTGCGATTGGATCGAGGGGCCACCATAGGCACCCGCCATTTGAATGTTGTTTGAGGTAGCCGTCACAACCAGCCGCGCTCCGAACCCGCCGCCGAGATTGTCGAGGATGGTGCAGGCGTCACCCGTAGTATGAAGCCGGACAAGCGCCAGCACGGTCATTTCCGCCGTGTCGGTCTGGCCCGTGTCGAAATACGCATTTCCGCCGTCGATCTCCGCGTAGGTGTCGTGAAACACCGGGGAGCCGATCACGTCGAGGGTCGCACCGCCATGACGGCGATTGGCGCAACTTCGTGCCACATCCTGCCCAAAGAACCACGCGTTGGTGCAGTTCGCCGGTCGAGCCGGGCTGTAATAGAGATCTGGAACGACCGAGAGGTCTGGTGTCGGTACGAGAAGTTTTCGTCCCACGTTCTAGCCCTCCCTCAGGCCAAGTCGGTGATTGAATAAGAGCCCAGCAGCGTTGCGTCCGTGCCGGTGTACGGCTCGGAGTAGATGCGCGCGGTCCAGCTTCCATCGACGGCAACATCGATCAGCACGTATGCGTCCGATTTACCCGGGAACGAACTTGCGACCCCGTTCCACATGAGGGGGTCGTAGGTGTCGGGCGGCGGCAGATCAGCCGCATCAAGTGCCAGCCCCGATGAGCGGATCAATGGAATGTTCAGCTTGCCGGTGCCACCCTCCTGCGCATCCACCCAGCCGCCGTCGTCGACCCCGCAATAGTGAATATCGCCATCGATCAGAGTCAGCGGCGGAAGCCCGGCGGTTCCGGAAATGAAGTTCGCCAGTTCGTGGATGTCGGGATAGCCGCCCCAATTCTCGAACCGCTCGGTCGAGATAATGAACACGTAGTCGAGGCCTGCCGTCCCCGCCTGGGTAAGCCGCTCCTCCAACCACGCCATCTGGGCCGCCCCAAGCATCGTCTTGTTCGGATCGGTGGCCTTGCGATAGCTCGTGCAATCGAGCAGCATGAACCGTACGCTGCCGATGTTGATCTCTTGAGCGAGACCGCCATCATCGAATGCGAGAGGGTAGAACGGGAACGTCTCTTTCGCCGCGCGCTGACTGTTGCCGAGGACGATGGGCCATGTGGTGCCGTCAAATGTGCTGACATCCTTCGACGGAGGACCGCTATCGTGGTTGTCGAACATGTAGGCCATCGGAACGGTCTTGAGCATCTCGGCAACGACCGCGCCCGAGCGCCAATCTCTAACATTCGCGGCGCGCTGCAACCGAATGTCGTCGGTATCAATATTGCTGTAATCGATATCGCCGATGTGGAAAAACAGCAGCGGGCTGGCCGCCGCTATCGATGCGAACGCCGGATAATCGGTCTTGTCCTCGCGCGGATTGCAGCAGCCTACCGCAATCGTAAATGCGGCTGGCGCACTAGCCGCCGGGAAGGTGCGCAGCGAGCGCGCATCGCCAGCGACGCCATCCACCACTAACCTGTAGTAATAAGGCGTATCCGGCCGCAGGTCTTCTGCCGCGATCTTGACCGAACGATAATCGGCATTGGCGGACTTTGCCGTCCGATACGGCCGAACCGGCGGCGAGATGTACGTGCGATCGGTGAACGCCTCGTCCGTGGCAACCTCAAGCTCCGTGACGCCTTCGCCAGCCGACTGAATGTCGGCCGCGACAATGAACGACTTGTCGGTCACTGCACCAGAAATGACTCCCGTCGCCATCGCGTTCGCGTCCGAGCCGGGCGTGTCGAAGATCGATCCCTCGACGACAGCGAAGTCGTTCGTGACCTGATACAGGATGAAGCCCTGATCGGTTTCGATCGAGACTTGGTAATCATCGCTCTCGGGTAGGGTCTCTTGCAGCACCTTCGTCTGAGCCGCGAGGCTGTTCGGGTTGCTCAGGACTGTGAATGCGATTGAAGGCGTCGTGACCGATGACGAATAGCTGACGGTCTCGCCAATACCCGGATCGACATAGTTGACGCTGCCGGGGCCGCCCGATGCCAGATAGAGCAGGTTCCCACCGCCCGCGACCCGCTTGTAGAACACGCGGTCTCCGGTCCGCAGGTAGATATTGGAAGCACTGTAATCGACCGTGTTGACGCCAGCCGCATCGGCGGTGAAATCGTGCTCCTCTCTCAGAACGTCATCGGCACCGACGATCTGGATTTTGCCGGGGCCAGCAGCGGTAAGGCGAACGCTGACTTGTTTGAGGAAGCCCTGAGTTACAACCGCTAGCGTGCTTCCGAACGCAACAGTGGTGGCGGTTCCGTAGTTGCTATCGGCTCCATCGGTGTCGCCGATGACGGTCTCGGCAAGTCCGCTAGCGTACGGCCCTACCCCTGTGTTGAGATAGGCGCTTTTGAACGTGTTCTTTGCCTCGTTCGCAAATGCCGCCGCCTCGTCCACCAATGGCTGCACGACCGATGACACCCCTTGGTAGAAACCTTCCGCGATCCGAGGAGCCCCATCCACATATTCGTAAACCCCATTGGCGGGGTCATCCGAGGCGCCGTTGTTGTTGTTGACGTAGACGAGCTTCCCTTGATTGGCTTCGTCGGCGTAGAAAGCATCACGCGCGGCGGTGTCAGCGACGATCGTAATATTAGCCGCAGCAGCGGCTTGAGCAATGATCGCGGCAGCATACAATTCAGCGAAAGCCGAAATCACCCCATCGCGATCGGGTTCATAATCCTGCGACGGCGGACTACCGTAAAGCGCCGTCCGAAGAATATCAATCGCGCTCATCAATCAAACTCCCGGTTCGGTCATCTTAGCGTTGTGCGACAGAACGCCAGCGCTGATATATGTATGAGCATCGGACACGGTAATTTTTGCCACGCGCGCAACCCCATCCTCTTGCCCCATAGTATCCATTCGGACCCAACCGTCAATCCAGAACCGGTGCGCCGCCGTGGTCCGGGGATAACCCTCGGCTCGATAGACGATCTCGTCGTCATGGAACGAAATGGCTTCGACCTGATAGGCGCCCCACCGCATCGTGATTTCGTGCTGCGTCCACACCCAATCACCGACCCGAACGTCTGCTGCGGGCTTGGTCAATCCTGGCCCGCTGCGATCGTAATTCGCCATCAAGATCGGCGTGTCATCGGTCGGACATTGCCCGCCCGGAATGCCGCCGCCACCGCCGCCACCCGATCCGGTCGTGGGGACGCTGAAATAGCCGACGTAATGCCGCCCCGGATGGGCCGGCCCGACATGTGCGTCGTTGTCATCTTCATATAGGTTATACGTCACCGCACCACCGAGACGATCAGGATCGTCGTAGCCGATCGATCGGGTATCGCCAGCAGCAAGACCGGTCGCGATTGACGCCCCTGTGACGGACACGTCAGGATGTTCATCGGCATAACGACGTGTGTGATCATCGATTGTCAGAGTGCCGTCCGATCCGATGGTGACGACCTGAACACCGGCCGCAACCTCGACGATCCAACTATTATAAATCGCTTGCGCCGCACTGCCCTCGACAGCATTGACCAGATAAGGCGGATCGTACCAATTGGATGGGGTGCCGCCGCTCGATACAGACCGCCAACGGACCAATTGCGGGACACTTTTATCGACTGACCCGCTGTAGGCGAACAGCTTGTCCATATCGACGTTCATTCGCGACCATCGGTCCGTTGCATCATCATTCCATTCGGACTGCGCGATGTATTGAAATTCGTATCGCACATCCTCGCGAAAGGGCGTGTCGAACCGTGCTTCGATGCGATTGTTGTTGTATTCGATGACAACACCGGTTGGTAGCGACGGCGTAAATTCACTTTCAGTCGTTGCCGAATTGGGTTTCGGTTTTTCTTCACCCGGCAACAAGTTGAACCGATTTTCGTCCATCGGGACCATGCCGAGGGAACAGAAAAAACCACTTTCGTCTACCTCAACAGGGGTTACGATTTCATAATCGCCGGCAAAGGTGTTGTCGTAGTTGATGTTGACGATGCGCTCCTGCATCGCACGCAATCCCCGCAGACCAACGGTCGGGGCAATCTTCTGGATCGGCTGCGACCGCATTCCGATGGATTTGGCGAGCCGCATTGCTTGGTTGTGGTTGTAGCACGTTGGGATGTCGACGGTCAGGAATGTATTGCCCTGTCCCGGATCATAATAGTTCGGATTGTACCAAGGCGCCGAAGGTTGCAGCGTGAAATTCGCATTGTGGTCGATATAGCGAACGATCACACCCTGCGTTTCGCTTTCGCCATTTTGCGCTTCGACCGACTCCATCGTGATGATGTCACGGTTCGCTGACAAAACCAACGTCGGTGTTTCATAGTATCCGACACGCAACCATGTCTTGCCATCGTCGTTGAACACCAACTGACCATCACACGCCGTCATAATCTGTGTTTCGATGCTTGCCCGATCAACATTGTCCTGTGCTGCAATTGCGCACTCGTAGCGCGGTTGCATCGATTCGATGCCGGTGATGTTCTGATCGCAAATGTCGGCTTGCTCAGCGACGCGATCCCAATCGATATCGCTTTCAGGCTTTTTGCGACCGTAAGGATGCGTCCGCCACCATGCCCATATCAATTCATTGTTGCGGGACGGTTTGTATGTCGTGCGATCACCTAACACTTGATCTGGATCACGCGGATCGTACATGTTGGACCAGTCGGCAAGCAAAGCGACGTTCGGCTCACCGAGCCCGAGCGTTCCCCGCCAGCGATAGACCTTGTACCGATCTTCGATCTTGATCGCCGCGCCGCGGATCACGCTGTATGTCGTGCCGACAAGCATGTGGGAAAGCGTGTCCCATTTTGTCGGAAACGCTGCCGCCAATTCGGATGCGCCAGTCGGGATCGGATTGGACTCGCTGTAGGTATGCGTCCAAACCTTGAAATAGCGTTTACCTTCGTCGGTGAATGCGGCGGTGGTCACATCGTTTCCGCTCAACGTCACCGGAATCGTATCGAGATAGACTTGCGGTGCGCCGGTCATAATGCTGTCGCAATGAACCACCAGATACCACAGGTTGCCGGCGCTATCGAACTCAGCGAACAGCACACCGCCGCCTTGCAACACCAGACCCGCATTGATCCAGCGGATTGGTTCTTCCTGTCGGACGTTGATTTTTGCGGCGGTGATGTCTGACTTGGGTTTGAACAGCGCGCTGCTGATCAGGGAACCGGTGAGCGTGATTGCGACGGACCCTATGGCGATGATGAGGGACGTTGCGGCTGCGGCGCTAATGCCGAGGGTGCCGGCTAAGGCAGCGCCGAGCCCCGGCGCGTAAATATTCAACGCCACGATCGCGCCGATCTCGACCACCGCCAGCAGAATTTTGCCAACCTTGCCGTAGCCATTCACCGGCCGATTGATCAGTCGTGCGCGCATCACACCTTCCAGGCTGCGGTGGGAGTGACAAACCGCTTGTTCAACTCGACGACACCCCGCTCAAGCCGTAGCGCAAACATGTCGCCGGTGCAAAGCGCGCCGATCCCCTGAATGACGACCACATCGCCCCGCTGCGGCTCACCTGACGCCCTTGGCGCGCCTGTCAGGTCGATCAGCCCCTCTGCACCGCCGTTCGCGTCCATATGAGCCTGTGCGCCAGATTCGGTGTCATAGGTGCCCCGGAACTGAACCGCCACGTCGCGATAGCCCGCCTGTGCCAGATAATCGCCGATGGACAGCAGGCAATCCGACGACCCCCATACATGCCCACCCCGCCGCCATACGCGCAGCGTCTGTTCGACCAGATCGGTCATGGGACTTGGTAGGTCCGGTTGGCGAGCGCAGCGACGTATTCGCAGCCTTTATCGACTTGATCGGTCACGCCCATCTGCCGCGCGTATTCACGCTGCGTGGTGTCGTTGTAGGTTCGGTTTGGTGTGTTCGCACGCCCAAAATTGGCGTCTTTGGCAGCGATCGTCACCTTGTAGGATTTGACCAGAACACCGTTGGGGTCGACTGTCATACCTTCCGAGAATTTCGGGCTGCGCATCACCAATTGTTTGAAAAACCTGATCGGTATCGATGGTCGCAGACCTTCACCGTCTTTGAATATCACAAGAAAACACGTCAACGACCGCCCTGCAACGCGCCACTGATCCGCTTTCAGCGCTCGATATAATTCACCGCTCGATTCGCCTGGTATGTCAGGGATCGTCATACTGAATTGGTATGAGGGACTTGAACCGTCACGACCATCTTGCAAACGTGGCGTCACATGGATGTCTTGATTAGCGTCGTTGATCGTACCGAGCCATTCCTGACCGTCTGCGGTGAATAGACGACCCTTGCCTTGCCACATGCGCGTCGGGTAGCCGTCGAAATCATAAAACCACAACCGTCGACAGATCACGCGAATATCCGAAAGGACAGCCGCATCACCGAGATATTCCTCAAGCAGATCGTCGAATGGGCTCATACGATCGACTCGGAAAAAATGATTTTGCCGGGTTGGATCGCACCGACATTTTCAGCATCGTAAGTCGTTCGCACGTCTGCGATATTGCTGATCGTCCCGGTGAAAAACGGGCGATAATAGGCAGGGTCGCCGATTTCGATGTTCTTACGCAACGGCGGCTTGACAACCATTGTTGCAATTTGCGTGTCGTCGTCGAATGAAACCTCATCGATTTTGTATGTCGTACCGCTATGACCAATGACATGACCGGGACGTGCGACATCGCCGTATCCCGTCATGTTGACCTTGATCGTCGTCTCGCCTTCCTGAGCCGTAGCGGAATAGAACGCGGTGACATCGCCAGCCCACGGCACATCACCGGCCCAAAGTACGCCGCCGTCCCATGCGACCGGTCGGGATCGCGCGCTCAAAACCTGTGGGGTCGGCGCCAATCGGACGCGGAAGATTTCACCGTTGCCCTTCGACATCAGCCAACTCGACAGCGGAAATTCCCATTCGCGTACCTGTAACGCGATCTGCAATTCCAACACGGATCGCCCACCCGGTTCGGGTGAAATGATCCGCACAGCGCCGGCCGTATAGCCGCCCTCAACAGCGGCACCCGGTACATGAAACAACTGCTTACTGACCGGCACGGTGGGAAAATTATAGATCATCAGACGACAGCCCCGCTCGTTTGATATTCGGCAATAATGCCGGGGATCGAGCGACGCAAATCATCCTTCGTCTGTTCCGCGGACTGACGGATCGATTGCGCCACATCGACGCTGCTGATCGCCCCGCTGATCGCGAACGTCTGGTTGATGCTGATCACCGGTGCCGGCATCGAACCAGCCCCGCCGTGAACCTGGACGCCAAGCGAGCCGTCGCGACCACGCTTGAGCGGCATGATCGCTTCCGGTCCCGCTTCGCCCATCAGACCGGTCCCCTTGGCGAATTTAAACAGCGTCGGCGTGGTCACAATGTCACGACCGTCGAACACATTGCCCTTGGCGTTCGCAGTCGGTTTGCCGCCGAACAAGCCGGCAACCGCCTTAATGAAGCCGCCTGCGCCGATGCCGTTCTTGCCGCCGTCGATCGCCGAATCGATCGCCAGATCGGTCAACTTGTCGATGACCTTGTTCAGCACGTTGAGGACGCTGTTGCCGAATGCGTTGAAAAATCCTTTGCCCTGTTCGAGCCCGTTCCGCAGATCGGACACGAAGCCCTTCACACCGCTGCGAACGAAATCGAGCGCGTCCTTCATCTGCCGAACCGCTTCGGTGATGTGGTTGGTGCGAATTTCGCCTTCGGCAAGCGCATGTGCCATCTGCTGCAATTGCGCGATCTGTTCCGGTGTAGCATTGATGAGGCGGGACAATTGGTCGCCGTACCACATTGTCTCATATTTGTAGCGCGACATCTCGTCGGCGGTCATGCCGATTTGGTTCTGCGCGTCTCGCATCGCTACCATCTGCTTTGCAAAATCGTCGCCGATCGACTTGAACGTCTTGGCATCCTCGAACACCACATCCGCGTGCGCCATTCGAGCCGCCAGATCATCGATAGCACGCGCATATTCCTTGGTGATCGGAATGCCCGCCTGCGTGGCTGCGTTCGTCAGATCGGTTGCGTGCTTGAGTTTCAGTGCCGCTTCGGTCGCAAGATTCAATCCGGCAGTATCGGCCTGCTTGGACGTGATGTAACGTTCGCCACCCGCAAGGATGTCGGCGAATTTCTCCGCTGGTGTCTTGGGTGTGCGTGGATGCGCCGTGCGGGTCTTTTTCAGTTTCTCATCGGTCTTGCCGAGCCCGTCCGCAATGGACCGCAACTTGTCGCCGAGTTTGCTGGCCTGATCGCTCACCCATGTCACAGCCTTAGTGAAATACTGCCCGTTGATCCCCTTGGCGATTTCATCACTGGCGATCGCGTTCAAATTGTCTGCCGCGCCAGCGTTAGGATTCGCGAGAGGATGATAGGACATCTTGCCGATCAGGTTCGGATCACCGCCACCGAGCCATTTGGGGATGGCGGCATTCAAACGATTGATCTTCTCGATCCCGCTGTTCACCAGGTCCGTCATCGCGCGGTCGACCTGATTGGCGGTTTGGATCACCGCATCGCCGATTGCCGCAGGCAACAGACGCCATGTTTTCTTGACTGCGTTGAAGCCGCCGACGAAGAAACCGACGATGTAGTTCATGCCCTTTTCGGCTGCACCCACGATGTCGACGCCGATTGCCTTGGTCAGATCGTCACGAAACGCTACCGCACCCGCGACAACCGCAAGCAGACCGGCAATCAGAATCGCAGGCAAGCCGATCGCCGCCGTCATCGACGCGACGAGCCCCCACATCGCCTTCGTCAGCGTGACGACACCGGACGCGATGGTCGGCAGATTCCACAGGAGCATCGCCGCGCCGAACGCCGCCACATAGGGTCCAGCAGCCTCAAGAACGTCCGCCATACCGCGTAGAGCCGCCTGGCCCACCTTGACCCAATCGACCATCTGCAACAGCGCTGCAACGAGCCCGACGATGCCGATGGTGAGCAAGGATGTCGGGCTCAGCAGATTGGCAAACGCAGCGCCGAGATTTTTCAGCCCGCCGCCTGCGAACGCCGCGGACAATTGCGTTCCCTGCTGCAACGCAATGAGCATCGGCGACATGCCGGCTGCGGCGGTGACGCCGATGTCCTGAAACTGCGCGGCGATGTTCCCCGGCGTGGCCTGCAAACGATTGATGTTGTCGTTCGCGGCTGCGCCGAGGCGATCGAGCGACGATTTGGCCCCGTTCACCACCTTCGGCAAAGACGCCAGATGTTGCTGGTAGGCAATGACGTGAGCATCGGCCTGCTGCATTGCACGCCCAAGATTGAACGCTGACCCGCTGAGCCCGGTCATGCCCGATGCCGCAGCCACAGCCGCACGCTGCACGGTGCCCATTGCCGTGCTGGCATTGAGCGCCGCCTTGGTCGCTCCGTTACTCCCGGTCGCGGCCTGGCTCGCAGCATTGGCGAACGACTGAATGCCGGTCGCAGCACCGCTTCCGGACCGGGTGATACCCGCAGCAGCCGTGTTGAACGCCTTGGTCGCATTCTCGGCCCGCTTGGCTGCGGGGACCAGTTTGTCGAGCGCCGCTTCGCCCGCCTCAAGCTGCGACGTATCGACGGCAAACCCGAGGCGAGCCAGATCGTTCGACATTACGGCTTATCCTCCATCGCCCGACCGGCTTCGATCTCAACCGTCACGCCCGCGCAATATGCACGGTCCATCGCCGCGAGGATAGCAAATTCCCACGGATAGACAATATCGCCGGTCAACTGCGACCAGGCCAGCCATTCGGACGGTGGAATGCGGTTACACACGCTGTCGGCGACACGACTGATCCGCTCGTCGCATTCAAAGTACCATTGCCAGATGTAATCGCCGGCTTCCGGTATGTCGATGGGCGGTGATGGGTGTCCGAACCGCCCGTTGTATTCACGACGAGTCAGATAGACCTCTTTCCCGTCGTCACCCTTGACCTTTCGTGTCGCTGTTTCGTACCGCGCGTATGTCGCTATCGCATCGACTAACTCCGACTGGATTTGCTGAAAAAACCCTCGTCGTCCTCGAATACCTCGCCCATCTGGTTGAGGAACCACGGTAGCGCCGTCGTAACCTCGTTGAAATTTTTCTTGTTGAACTCGGGCACCGATCCGTTGAACGACGGCATCTGATCTTCGTCGTAGCCTTCGTCACCCTTCTTGCCGGTCGGATTGTACCATTCCCACCCGGTCGTCGCGGTGAATGCCAGATCGCGCCCGTTTTCTTCTTCCTGTTCCGCGGTCATGGACTTGCCGCGCTTGGTCAGCCGGATCGCATCGTCACGCAACTTGCGCCGGAAGCGCTTGAGCCGTTCATCCTGAATGCTCACCATCGACACACGGACGCCGAGCGGCATACCAGTGCCGGGATGCTTGATTTCGATCGTCTGTGCGTCGGGTTTGATCGTCGAAAGGTCCATTGTCACAATTCCTTCCAATGCGGGTTGAGTCGTTTGAATGATCTGTAGCGAGCATGTTTATATTCGTCACTTTCGTTTGTCGCGTTCCGAAAGTCCGTCAAGATGCACGAACGATCATGCGAAACAAGGTTTGCATTCGCAGCCGCTTTGTGAAAATATTCGACAAGTTTGTCGTTTACACCATATGCCGCCATCATATTCGCAGCGTAACTGAACGGATATATCTCACCCTCGTCATCACTGATCAGATCGATGAGTTCGTTCACAGTCATCTCGGGCACGGTGTCGTCCTCACAAGAAAAAGGGTGCCGACATCCTGCGCCAGCACCCCAAAACTGTCAACCCGGTAAGATCGGATTACGGCGTCGCGTCGACCGGATCGACCGTGATCTGCTTCTGCTGCAATCCGAGCGTGAACACTTCCAGGTCGAAGTCCTCGTTGCGCCCGTTCGGCTGCGTCGGACCGCTGATCAGGCCGCGGTTGTAGCGGATAGTCGGACTCGAACCAGTGAGATCGTTCGGCGCGTCGTTGCCTTCGATCTTGAAGGCGTAGTTCAGGTTCGTGTCGGCGATCGACCGCATGATGACCTGACCGGGATCGTCCGGATCGCGCGCAACCTCGACGGTCGGCGAACCGGCATCGGTCATGCCCTTGGCCTTCTGGACGACATCATCGTCCCACGTATCGTAGGTGAGGATATTGGTTGACGAACCCGTTTCGCCGTGACTGCCGACGCCGGCCACCAAAACCCAGGTCAGCGCTTCGAAGCCGCTCTGATCCAACTTGGTCGGCTGCGGGGTGGCACACACGTAGAATTTCTTCTGCGCGTTGGTATTGAAGAAACCTGCGGCGAGCGAGGCGCCGAGGATGGCCTTGATCTGTTTCATGTCGGTGCCCCTATATGGATGGACGCCCACGCCTATCACGGACGCGAGCGGCTTGCAATCACCCTCGATACGACCGGTAGCGAATCGAACAGCCGTAGAGCGTTTCGTCGTCCTGCGGGATCGAACCCGTGAAATCGGGCTGCTCGTAGATTTGCACCCCGTCGACCATTCTGCCCTTGGCGAACCACCCTGCGATCGACGCGAGCGTTTCCAGCGGCGCATAGATGCCGCCGCCATCCTTGGGCCAATGCAGAACCAGACGAAACAACCCCTGATAATTCTTCTCATCGCCCCAAAAGTCACCCTGACGATTGTTCGGTATCCAGACGATTTCGACCCATTTGCCGTCGCTCGGGACATCGAAATTAACATCGATATACGCGACTGGCAACGTAGGCACTGACGACGCCGCTACAGCAGCCGTTACACCTTGTTGCAGCGATGCGATGATTAGCGTTTCATCTTCCATATCACTTGATCCTTTGACGTAAGGTATCGGTATTGAACGCTACATATCGCGCCCAATTTTGCGCGCTGGTTTCCAGAAAACCATCATACAACTCGCGGTAACGAGCGTAATTCGCAGTCCAACCGAAATAGAACGTATCGCCGAATTTCATCTTGATCAACGCGGCACTGATCGCTTCGCCGTTGTAGGTGTAACTGTTGATCGCTGCATCAGCGGGTCGCACGCTCGGACCGGATGGAAATCCTTCCAGACTGGCACGGGCCGACGCGCGCAGAAAGCCCGTCTTGATACGCATCCGACCGCCTTTCGCAGTCGGCTGTTGCGCATTGTCGACCACATCCTGAATGCTCGACTGCATTACAGCAAGCATTCGCTCTTTGCTCTTGCGCACCCAATCTTCAACCGTAGCCGATGGGCTGGTATATGCGCGCTGACGACCGTAATAAGTCATCACGACACTCCGGCGAAAAAGTCGATCTTATAACGGACGTGACAGCGGCACCCGACGATCTCAGCAGCATCAGCACCAAGCGATCCATCGCCGGGGTGCATCATCTTTGACCCCTCAGGCGTCGTGAACGCCTCGTTGAGCCCCACAGTTTGCCCATCCATTTCACGATGGGTCTGCCGGACGCGATTGTCGCCCGCCGTCTCCCACACCTTCTCGGCCGCGCTGTCGGGCAGCGCGCTTTGCGCCAACGCCTGCTGCGTCGCCTCGAACTCAGACCGGTTGAGCGCAGCGAGTGCTTCGGTCCGTCCGATCCCTTCGCCGCGGAACCGCAGGGCGCTCGACCGATACTGGTTGACCAACTTGTCCACCGTTTCGAGCGGCAGGGGTTTGCCGGCGTCGATCGCGGCCCGCACTGTCTTATCGAAGCGCTTGTCACGCAGACCCAATTCGAAATACGATTCGTCCAGTGACAACAGCTTCGCACGGGCCGATGCGGCCCATCCTTCCTCACGCGAGCCAAGGCCCACGACGCCACCCTCACGCTGTCTGGTTTGCGGGTTGAACCGCCCTACGATGTCGAGCGCCACATTGTTCGGATTCCGGCCCTCCTGCATCCCACGGACCATCGTGTCGCGCACCGTCTGGCGAATGTCGTCCTCAATCCCGGTGACGAGTGCTGCGGATCGCTCGGACAGCCATTTCTCGGTGCGCTCATCACGAATGTCGAACCGCAGCGGTGATTTCATGCCGCTCAGCCCGGTCGTATATTTGGGAAAGGTCGCCATCATCATAAGCCCGCCCTGCTGAAACGCATTGGTCAGCGCAAGGGTCATCGGGTTGAATGCCGGTGGCGTATATCCGAGCGCGTCGAACGCCGCCTGCACGTCGTTACGTTTAATCGCGTCGACCACTTGCGCGAGGATCGCATTGTCCACCACATCCTGCACGGCATCCAAAAACGCGCGCCGGATCGCCGGCGCCATCTGTGCCAACAGTGCTTCGAATTGTTCGATCAGCGTCGACATATCACCGTCCACACGACAGGGGTACCGGCTGCGGGTCGCGGCATGATTTCGATAATCTTATGCGACACCCCGTCGATTTTGATCGAACCGGTCATGTCGGGTGTCACTCCGTCGTTCGGCATCGTGATTTGCTTGTCGGACTGCACGATGTTGGTGCCGTCGACATATTTGGTCGACACCGGCCGTGCAACCGCATTGATCGGATGGGGCACCGGGACCGATGGCGTCGGTCGATCCGGGGTGCCACCGGGTTGCTTTTCCAGCGCGACGTACACCACGCTACCCTGCTGAAATTCGCCGATCACATCGGACGCGATCTGCCGCATGTCGTCATAAATGCTCATAGGACTTGACCACCCTGAAAGTAACGGTTAAACCACATCGGTCAATACGACGCAACCCAACGGAGAATCGAAATGAAGCGACTGAACACTCTGACCGCCACGGCGCTCTGCACCGGTTATGCCAGCGCCGATGCACCCAAGGTGGCGACCGGCACGAAGGCGCCGACGACGACCGATGCGTTCGCAATCACCCCGCCGCCGTCGAACAACCGCGGCAGCACGTCGCCGCTGAGGCCCAAGTTCGAAGGGCTCGATGTCGGCCAGGCCTTCGGGGTGACCGATCGCACCAAGAAGCAGATTCAGGGCACCGTCAGCAACATGAACCGCAAGTTCAAGTCGGTTGCGACCGACGCCGAAGGCAACGAAAGCACGCTGCCCGGTCATCGGCATTTCAAGGTGTTCGATGTCGACGCCAACTACGCCAAGACGCTCAAGGGCACTCCGCTCGACGGCGCCAAGACCCTCGTGTTCCGCGACGCCTGACCCCCCTCTCGGCGACGCGGGAAGGGCTGCACTGGCAACGGTGCAGCCCTTTTTCATGCCCGCACCACCTGACCCATCATCCCCGACCCGGCGCCATCCCACCACAGCAGCGACGCGATGATCTGACCGACGATCGGCAACTGGACTTGTGCATCTGCCGCACCGCCCATGCCGGCATATTGCACGCTGATCGCGCCGTCGATCGAAACGCGGCTGTATTTGTTCGGCGTGAAGTCGGTCGTCAGCGATCCTGGTGACTGCAACTGCCTCAACGCAACCTCGTAGGTCGCATTCTCGATCTGCACCGGTACGGTCACACTCGATACGGCGTAACCCTCGCGATCAATGACGCCTTGCCGCGGCCAGTCCCGATCCTGCGTGTGAACCGTCTTGAGCCCCGGCCACCGCATCGCATAGAGCCCGTCGAGCCACTCGGACGCGACCAGACGGGCGGCGGTGATGTCACCGTCGTCATAGGCGCTGACATCGCGCCCACGGGCCGTGTGGTAGTCGGTGAACCCCTGATTGGTGCCGTAGCTGTCCATCACGCTTGCTCCCAAGAAAAAGGGCGACCCTTTCGAGCCGCCCCATCCGTATCATGCCCTGGCGCGCGTGTCAGCGCGGCAACGCCTTGATCGCATCGTTCGCGGCCTTCTGGCTCGAATAGCCGTCCTCGTCGATGCCCTCGACGCCCTTGATCTTCTGACCCATGCCATCGACGATGAAGAATTTCTTCCCCTCGGGCATGACGAGCCGACTGTTGGGCGACGCGGTAGTCGGAACGACGGCGCCGGTGTTCGGATCGGTCGGCAGCGGCGCGACCGTCTTGCCGCCGCTGTAATCCGGCGTACCGGGCGTCGCGATGCGGGCTGCATCGTTGATGGTGACGCCGCCACGCGACTTTTCGGCCGTTTCCTTGCCGCTGTACTTGGTGTACTGCCGCTCGGCGCTCGGCTTCTCCTGGTCGGCGTCGAAATCGGCCTGATTGACCCGGACGGGGCCATCCTTGCCGCTGACCAGGACCACACCGGTCGTTTCGGACATGAAGCCGCTGATGACGGCCAAAGCGAGAATCGTTTTCATCTTGTATCTCCTGCTTGGTGGGGTGCCGGTGAAGCACCCCACCACTGCGACGAATACTACCCCATGAGCAAACCGATATGCTCAGGTTTCACCGCCTTCTGGCCCCACGCGAGGCCGATTTCGCCCCGAATCTTGTGGTAGCCCTTGTAGATGGCGATGTCGAACGTGATACCCGACCGCGGATCGGTGATCAGCCGGCGATCCGAAGCAGCGTCGCCGCCGTCCGGAATGGCGGGCGGACGAAGCGCGACAGCCATCGCGTTCGCGCTGAACCCGACGTTGGCATAGTAGTCGTTCGCCAGCGTGATCGCCGTCGCCTGCGCCGGGATCGCGACGCGAAGGCCCGGTTCGGCGATGGTGAACGTGCCGCCGTTCGACGTGTCGGCATCACCCGAAACGACCACGTACTTGTTGGTGTCGCCCGCAAAGGTGACGACATCACCCGCCAGGATCGTACCCGTGCCTGCCGCCGCCAGCGTGATCGTGGTGGTGCCCTTGGCATAGCCGGTCGCATCGGTGGTCGCACCCGCGCCGGTGCCGGCATCGTGCGTCACCGCCTGCGCGGTTTCCTTGATCGACATCCCGTAGAGGTTGAGCAATTCACCGTCGCGGAGGGTCATCTGCGTACCCGCCTCGTTGACCTTGGTGAGATTGCCGAGCGTGATCAGCTTGGCCGATGCGGTCGAGTTGAGGATCATCGACCGACCGGTCTTGGGCGCACCGTTGTCGTCGAGAATCTTCTTGATCTGCGCGAGATCGGTCAGATCGCCCGAGCCGAACGGCGTGGTCCCCGGCGTACCGTAGGCGCGCGATGCGCCGCGGGTCGCTTCGGCCGCGATGTCGGTTTCGATTTCATTGGCGAGCGTCCGGAACGCCTCAGCGATCCACATGCCCTGGACGGACAGGAAGCCGACGCCACCAGTGTTGAGCGCGCGCTGTTCCTCGCCGGTGATGCCGAACGAGACGGTGCGCGCCTTGGTGATCGCCATCTGACCCACCGCGACGGTCCGGTCGGGCGGCTCGGGAATGGTCATCGACGGCACGATGTCCTGCGCCTCGACGCCTTCGGCGATCGGATAGCTGACCGACTGACCCTTGGCGGCGCGTTCGACACCCGGCGCACGCATCACGGACGGGATGAAGCCCATCTGCTCGCGCGACACGGTGTCCATCGCGGCGAAAAGGTCCGGAAGGATCGCGGTAAGAGTGTTGTCGAAGCCCATGATGGGCGCGGACTGGCTGATCGCCAGCAGCATCATCTTTCGCATGGTCTGCCCCATGTTGAATGTGAAGGTGAAGCGTGCGTTCGGTCATCCAACCGACCCGCAACCTGCGCCCCCGATCATCCAACCGGCTGACTGCGATCTTTGGTGTAATGCTGCTGTGGGGTGGGTGTCAAGTCACCCCCATACAACACGGCCCGGTGGGACGACGAATACCACCGGGCCGTGGAGATCAACCCGTGCGGGCGATCTAACTCAATCGACGATCTGGATTTCGCCCTTGCCCATCGACGCCGCAGCTTCGGCCTGCTGCGCAGGGCTCAGGCTGTCGAACTCGGACCGCTTCATCACCCGCCCGTTGCCGCGACCGCCACCGCCGCCCTGACCGCCCGTACCGTTCGTGTCGGGCGCCTTGAGGATCATGTCACGATGTGCGTAAGCACCGACGATGATTTCCATCGCTTCGTCGGCATCGGCAACCTCGCCGGCCCGCTTCTTCGAATAGATCGGATTGCCGTTGCTGTCCTGCGGCACGATCTTGCCGTCCTCGACCTTGAAATGGTCGCCGAACGTCTTTTGCGCGATGTCGGCGGGCAGGATCAGTTGCTCGTTGACGAATTTGCTGTCGCGGAACGCCTGGCTGATCAGCATGTTATCCGCACGCTGTGCCGCGGCGTCGCGCTCAGCAGTGGCGTCGGCGATCTGCTTTTCGTACTGCGTCCGCATCTCGTTGCGGACTTCATCGACCTTGCCGGCGTCGATCAGTTTCTTGTCGTCGATCTTACCGACTGTATCGAGCGCTTCACGCGCCTTGTCGGGATCGAGCCCGTCGAACTTGGCGAGTTTCGTTTCCGCCGCCTCGGCCCGCTCGCGATGCCGCTTGCTCTCGTTGGTGAGCCGCGCGACGGTGCCGCTCTCGACCGACATCTCGCCGCCGTCGATCGCCAGCACCGGGTTGCCCTTGTCGTCGACGACGATGTGGCCGTCGTCATCCTTCTTCCAACCCATGCCGTCGAACCCGGCAACGATCGCCGTTCCGATCGATGCAAGCAAAAGCCCCTTGATCCGCATCCGCATTCTCATTCTCCGTCAGGTCGTCATGTCCGGTGGTGTGTTACCACGCGGTAATTCGCCTAGCAAGCGCTCACGTTCGCGTTCGGCGGTGAAATCGCTCGAATACACGCCGCGACGCTTCTTTTCTTCCCACAGCGTTTCCTGGCTGATGTCGCCGCGGTCGCGATCGGCGTCGAGCGACGACAGATCGTCCGCCTCCATCCAGTCGTCGAAATCGACGAACACATGGACCACCGATTCATACGGCACGTTCATCCAGCGTGCGGTCAGGTTGAGCGCGTTTTCAAGCGCATCCTTGAGCCCATAGGCCCACGCCTTTACGGCGCTCTTGGCCTTGCCGGCTGCGACCGCCGCCGTGATGACGGTGATGTTGCCCGACTGCGCCGTCAGCGGCTGACGCCCCAATTCGCGAAGCTGCTGGATTGTCGACGCCACGTCATCGGCGAGGAATTTAAGGTTCTCGGATGACGGCTCGACCCACTCGAACGACCCGACCTTGCCGCTCGCGTCCATGCTGGACCACAGCATCCGCGCCGGTCCGATCTGGACGCGCTTATCGGGTTTGCCGTCCTGTCCGACCGGTGGATTGATGCCGTTCGCCGCCAGCATGGGATACGCACTCATCGTCTTGATGAACTTGAGCCCGCTTTCCTGCTGATACAATTCGATCTGTAGGTCGACCGCATCCTTGAGCGCCGGCTTGAACGTCCAGTTGCGCCCGTCACGTCGACCGGTGATGAACGGGATTAGCGGGATCACATCGATGCCAAGCGTGCCGCCATCGATCCGTGCGTACTGCGTCTTGCCGTCCGGTCCGGTCGTTTCGGTTTTCTCGTACAGCGTCCACGTCACCCCTGCGTCGGTGCGTTTGTATTCGCGCACCCGATCCGGACTGCCCGGTTCGAAAATGCGGATGAACGTCAGAACCTCACTGCCGCCGATCATCTTGGATCGCACGTCGAGTACGTTGCGCCCGATCACATGCGACCAGTACGGGCGTACCTTCTCGCGCTTGGCGTCGGCGATGCTGCGGACGGCGGGATTTTTCTTATCGAAATCGACCATGATCCAGTCGATCGCGCTGTTGATGCCGTTGAAAAACGTCGTCGCGGCGAAACTGGTCAGGTTGTTGCCGCTACCATCCACGTCCCACGAAAACTCGGTGATCTGCTCGGGCGCGTCGATTACCTGCACCGGGTATTCGAACGGCTTGCTGGTCAGCCCTTCCACGATGTCGTTATAGACGTTCGTGACCTTGGTGCATTGGAGTCGATACTGATATTCGCGATCGGTTTCGTCGGGGAATTTCGGCAGATACGTCGTACCGGCCAACCGGAGCGCGTCGATACCGCCGATCACCGTGTCCGTCTTGTCCCAATAGGGCAGCATTGCCGCACTGTCGCGCGACCGCTTGGTGATGGTGTCCACGCTAAACATTTCGACCACCGGATCGAGTGGTCGACTGGCATAGCCGGTGATGGCGGTGGTGTGCAGCAAGGTCGTGAGATGGGTCATTATCCGCCGTATCCTCCGATGCTCAACGTCGCGCCGCCTGCCGGCACCGGGAACATCGCTTGCACAAGCGCGTCCGCCAAATTCGGACTTTTAGCACCGTTCGGCGATTTGTCCACGAGCATCTTGAGGGTCGCCGCGCTCGCCTTACGGGTCGGTTGGGCCAACTCGGTCATCAACTTGTCGCGCACCACCACCGGAATGCTGCTGTCGATACTGATCAACTCGTCCGGTGGATAATACAGACCCTCATTGACGCACCGCCACGTCTTGTAGAACCGGGTCCGCACAGACCACCATGCCTGCGCCTTGAAATTATGGAAAAAGTCACGATTGGTCGGGCTCTCGCGGTCGTCCGGGATGACATGCGCGTAAGGCTCGATCACCGCGGCGCCCGCGTTCCACGGCACCATTTCGAACTCATCGCGCCCGATGCTGCCCGCTTCCAGCAGCCGGTTGTATTCCGCCTTGACCGCCGCACCGACGCCCACGCAATCGTACTGGACGGCGATACCGCGCCGGCCACCCTCGCGCAGCCCTGCCAGCATCCGGCGCGTCGTCTCGCCTGGGTCGCGCTCGCCCCATTCCTCGGCAGCGCGAATGATGACCCCTTGCCGCTGGACGAGTGCGTTGCGGTCGCCGCCCTCGTCGGCCACGTCGAGCCCTGCACCCCATTGACCGGGCTCGGCTGCGGCCAGTCCGGGGATGTGCAGGTGGGCGTCAAGCGCTGCGGCGATCCATTCCGCGCTGATGACGGTGTTCTCCACCGCGGCGCTGTAGTTGCGATCGACCTCCTGCGCGAAGATGTGCTGTAGCCCCTCGCGTTCCGCCTTGGCCTTGCGCGCGTCGTACCATTCCTGTGTCTTTTCCGGGTGGTCGCGCCAATCGAAAATGAACACCCGTGTCACGCCGCGCGGGATAGATGCACCCGGCTCCCACACCACCCCTTCCATTCGTCGCCGATGAAAAATGTTGCCGGTGCCGTTGACCGACGACATGTCGATCCGGACATCGGTGTTGTCGCCAAGCGATGCCTCGATCGTCTCGGGTCGTTCGATGTGGGCGGCTTCGTCGACGAAATACCGGCTCTTACGACCACCACGTCCGATATTAGCACCCGCCTCACCGGTAACGCTCGCACCATTGGACGTGTTGATCACCTTGAGAAACGCATCCTTGGTGACGGGTCGAAATTCACGCGGCAGTCGGCTTATGAGCAACCGTATTTTCTCGAAAATGCTGTCCGTGTCGCCGAGTTTGTCGACCAGCGCTTCTTTACGTGATCCCCACCCTGTCGCGTCGTTCTCAAGGAAAGTCAGCGCCCACACGCTGTATGCTGCACCGATCCATGTAGCGCCGATGTCGCGGCATTTTTCGACCAGACCGCTTTCACCCTCGGCCCGCAGCGCTTCAAGATATTCGATGAATAACCGCTGCTTATCGAACAGGACGAACGGCATCCATTTTTGCGTCTGCTTGCGCGGGTTGTACGTCTCGCACCAATGCGTGATGAACTCGACCGGATGTGTCGTGTAATATGCACGCGCTTCGGCGAGCAATGACGGATCGGACCGTATCCGTTCGAGCATTTGAACCCGCCACGCATAGACCCCCTTGTAATCAGGAGGCCATTGGTCGTGCGTGAGCGGTCGCGGACGCCACGGTGCGATCGTCGCGGCTGGTGCGCGTGGGACGAATAGGTCGGGGCTAGACGGCAGGGTCACAGCGACATGCAGTCGACGCCACATCCGCTGCAAATGTCGCGACGTGCGGCGATGCGTACCGCTTGCTCCGCTGTCGCACCTGCGTCAAGCGCGCCGTATGCGACAGCGCTGCCCGATCCGGCTGCTGCTGGTGCACCACATTCGTACCAACGACCGAATTTATCGTATGATCGAACCGACCCATCCGGTCGCAACACCAGAAATTCGCACCCGTCATCGCGCGGATCGAACGGGTCGGTCGTACCGCTGTCGTACCATCGGACGAAGGCTTCAAGCAAGTACGGTGTTCCGGTTACGGCGGCGATCGAACCATCTGTCGCACGTGCGATTTTACACATCTCACCATGCAGCAATCCGTTACCAGTGACAGCCCGGTCCGCTGCCATGCTCTTGCCATCCGTCGCTATCGTCGTCACTGCGTCAATCCCCCAACATGTCCGCGTATCGTTGGCCCGCCTCGGCGGCGGTGAGCGCGGGGCCCATACGGGCCGCTGCGACCTTCTCTTGATCGGCGCGCCATACCGGGTTGTCCGCATCCCACAGACCCATGAACCGACCGAGCCGATCGATGCCGGCGATCTTGTCGTGCAGTTGAATCTTGAATTTACGCTTGTGCGACCGGCTCATCGGATCGCCGACCTCCTCCACGTCGATCGACTTGATCGCCGCCAGTTGCTCAGGCGTACAGCGGGCCAGGTCGAACACCGGCGTCCCGTCCGCGTCGACCTCCATGTAATCGCCCATGCTGCTGAACGCGATCGCCATGCACTCCCGAATCATCCGTTGCGCCGTCAACTCGCGCGCCGCGGCCAACTCGGTTACTCGCTCCGTGATCGCCGCCGTCACCATCGGCTTGTCGAGCATCCCTCGCGACCGGTCGCTGATGACGGCCGGGACGGGCCGGCTGAGCGCCAGACTGATCCGCTCGCCGGTCCGGTCGGCATCCTGTTCGAACCACTGGACCGTGGCGTCGACGAATGCACGCTCCGCAGGCGTCAATTGCCGATATGCCGATGCGAACGACGTGTGACGGGTGACAGCCATGTCCATGCGGACGGGATATTGGACGATCGGGGGTGGCGTCAAGCGCGGTTGTGCGCTCACGCCATGACGTAACGCTTGCCTGCGCCTTTGCAATTGACGCACGGCAACGTGCCGGGTGGCGGGTTCCACGGTGCATATTTGGACCAGTCGCCGTCACCACCGCATTCCCAACAGTCGGTGACCCCTACGCCTCCACCGATGTCCTGAACCGGTTGGTTCAATTGTGCGTAGCCGCGCAGGGTGGTGACGTAGAGGGTCATTCTTCGTCTGTCACGCGGCATTGATCCACGGCGATCCGGTGCAGCGTTCTGTCGCCTTTGGTCAGCACGTCGAGCAATGCGCGTTTCTCGGCGAGATACAACGTCGCGAAACCCGGATCGTATTGCACGATGGTCCGTGTGTTCGAAATCAGGTCGGCCAGTTTGATCGTTTGTGCGTCGGGTTGGGTCAGCCCGAGCCGTTGACATTCCATCGATTTGCGCTTGGCTCGATTACCCATCTCTGGTGATGTGAAAATATCGGTCAGATCGAATACCAGTTTGCCTACACTGAACCCGAAATTAGCACAGATGTCATCGTGCGTCGCGTCGGTATCCTCCACCGTGTCGTGCAGGACGGCAGCGGCCAGCATCTCATCCGTGTGCGGGACGCTGTTTACGATCGTCATCACTTCGATGCAGTGCGCAACGTACGGTTCGTTGGTGTATTTGCGGCGCTGGCCGGCATGGGTTTTGGCTGCGAAAATGATGGCTTCATCGACCATGCTCATCGGATGTCTCCCTTGTGTCGCTCGCATCCATAGTGCGGATGTTACCGGGTGGTCAAGTTTGATCCGTGGAAAATAGCGCAAAAAATTTTCCGGGTGGTTGGTTTTTGATTTTTGCGGATTTGAACAAATTGACGAGCGACCCATCCCACCCAGCCGCAAGGGGGTAGGGGGATCGTTCGCGCCAACGGTCCGCGTGTGACGAGCGATCCGGGCGCCCCAAGCTGAGCGAGGCTCGAACATCGGGTACGGTGTGATAAGACGCATTATGTTAAATACTGACCGTTTGGTAAGTGCGGTATGGTTGAGCGGTCGATTGGACCGCTCAACGGCGCCAGTGATCCAGGCGAACGATTATGAACGTATGTTGTATTGGATCGTTCGGGTCGGTCGATTGTGAACGTATGTTGTATAATCGAGTTATTCAGAAACCCATACAACGCCGCATTAGGACGCAGAAATGCAATGTTGTATTAACTGTATTATATAGTGTATGTTATGCTGAATAATGAAATGTATCCCATAATTAGGGTAGGGGTTTGAGCGTGTTTGTGCCGGATTTACGGATTATAAACCGATACAACATCACAATGACCCATTTGATACAACATACGATAGTAATCGCTCGCCCCGCTCGTTTCATGTTGTATAGATTTATAATCGCTTGACACCCGCCCCAGGCGCGCTAATGTAGCATAATCAACCAACGACACGGAGTAACTGACATGTTGACCGAACGAGCCGCACTGAACAAAGACACCACCACCGGCAAAGCCGATATGCAGCATCGGCATTTTGCCACGATCGCAACGATCCTGCGCAACATGGGCGCCGATCGTGAGACGGTGGAGCGTTGGGCCGATGAGTTGGTTCCGACCAATCCGCGCTTTGATCGGCGCCGTTTCATCCGTGCCGCGCTTGCGGAGTAACCGAGATGAAACTTGGCACGAAGAACCACCGCAGCGTAGGTAAGCGCGTTCAAATTCCGGCATATACCGATTTGTGGATGCGCGGCGCGCGTTTCGGCACAGTCGAACGATTCATCGCCGGTTCCCGCGGCTATCTTGATCCACATGATCCGCGCGCCGCCGATATTTTCGTCATTCGCATGGATCATCCGGCGGCGCGCAAATTAGTCCGCGTGATCGCCGACGATTGCACGTTCATCGAGAAAGCATGACCATGCGCCACACACTCATCACAGCCGCCACGCTCGCCCTGACCGCCAGCACCATCGCCACCGTCGCCCACATGGAGCAAGCGGCCCCGCGGCCCGAGCCCGTCCGATGGTCCCTTGAGCGCGACACGGCAGCGCTGGAGCGTATCACCGTCGCCACGGGCCTCACGCTGTCCGACTGTGCCGCCGCGGCCCAACGGCTCGCCCTGACCGCCAGCACCGACACAATCGACGCAGACGCCGGGAGCACGATCAACATCCTATGCGTGCCTGAGATGGAGCCCCGGCCATGAGTGAGACAATAACCATTCGCATCAACGTTGACCGGTACGCGCTGAACAATCGGCTGGGCAACGTCCAGACCGTATCGCTGGAACATGCAATAACCGAATTGCTGAACGGCGCGTTTGGTCCGGAGCACGATCCGCACAGCGGCGAGATCATCGAGCCCGCTGTCGAGGCAACATTTGAATTTATCAGTTGACGCAACGCAATGAGCCGCGCGAAGCACCTGGAAAGCATGGTGTCTGAGGGATGGCGCGCCCGCGATGGCCGATTGATCCACAGCGATGGACGGCCCGAATATTACAATTCGTTCACGTCCTACGGGATGGAATACGCAACATGGCTTGACACAACGCTACAGCGTCACTACATATAAACACACGCTGATACGGAGCCCTCTAGGCGGCTCTACATACGGAGTAACCGACAATGACTAACATCTATACCCGCTTTGACCGCGCCACGTCCGACATCACCGCCATTGCCTTGCTACGGAACGGCAAGCCGGTTGGTCGCATCGTTATCAAATACGGCGCAGCGGCAACAGCCTACGTTCAGATTTGGGGCGCCCCGATGGCGACCGCTCGCGCTACCGGTGGCGGATATGATAAGGCAACCGCCGCTGTCATGTCTGCGGTGGAGCGCATGACCGACCGTCCCAACAAGCGCGACACCGTTGCCACCGCGGCATTCGATGCGATTCGCGCCGTAGCGTCCGAATGGGACGGTGGCACGCGCTACACATCGGCGTTGGTGGCTGCCGGCTTCATGCTGGCTTTGGTAGTCTGACACATACAGCACGGAGTAACTGAGATGACACAGATGCCGATGGATTTTTACGAAGCTCGCGATGCTATCCAGTCCGGATGCGCCAGCTATCCGATGTGCCGCGATCCGCAAGCCGAGATGACGCCGGATCAACGTCGCAAATATCGCGGCGATAATTTCATGACGCCGGAACGGATCACGATGCGCCGCGTCGGTCCGTTCATCGTGGAAGTTTCCACCGGAACATTTCTCAGCGATCGAATGATCGGGCTGACTGTGTTTCGCATCGGCGGTGACGCCAATAACGATTATGAATTGTGCCAGTGCGTTCACAGCATTGACGAGATGCAAGCGCATCTTGATACATTGGCGGCGCTGTAACTCGCCTGGCGCATGTCGCCAATGAGACAGGAGTAACCGAGATGATCACCCCCGCCACAATCGCTCGCACGGCCCAAGCGTGCCACCACACCCAAAAGAGCCTCGCAACGCTGGCGCGCCATAAGCTGCGCGGCACGTATCACGAGGATGCGGCATTGCACCTGCTCGACCGCAACATGCGCGACGCCTGCAAACGCCTTGGCATCCGCGCCACATACGATACGCGCCGCCGCGCTGCGCGACTGGTGCTATCGGCCTGGATGGAACAGGTCGCCATCGCTTGACACGGACCGCATGGGCCGATACATAAGACATGCAACACAGCAACGGAGCCCTCTAGGCGGCTCTACATACGGAGTAACCGACATGACGACTTGGACCGTAGAACACACCGACACGTTCGCCGGTGAGGCGAATTATTCTTGGGTTAACCGCCAGTGTTTCGACATGCCGGACGACGCAACACAGCGCCAGATTGTCCGTAAGGCGAAGGAATTGATTGGCGAAACCGGATCGCCGACGCGCACGGAGTATTACAACGGCGATACGTATGAATTGCGCTATCCCGGCCGTTGCGTCGTTACGTTTATCGTCGCCAATTACTGAAACACAGAGACGGAGCCCTCTAGGCGGCTCTACATACGGAGTAACCGACATGACACGAGCATACAAACCGCGCCGCGCTTCGAAGCGTTGGACGAACGACGCGCCCGCTTGGGTGCTCGATTGTTTCGATCATCCGCAATTCGCTGATCGCTACACCGTTATTTTCGGCGGCGATTTGATCGAAGGCAACGGAACCTTTCGCAACACATGGCTTCACTATCTCAGCACGTCCGAAAACGGCGGCGTTAGCGGCATTGGCGAATTTGAAGCGCATACCGCCGCCGCGTATCGCTATCGCAACAAAAATCGCCGGATCGCATGGCGCGATTTGCCCGAACCGGTCAAAGCGATGGCGACTCGATTCGCCACGGAGGATTGAGCCAATGACACGCATCACACACAAGCAAATTGAGCAAGCCGTCGCACGGTACAACGCCGCGCGCGGTCTGACATATCCCGCTATCGGGTATCTTCAATATGCCGACATCCGCGGCGACGGGGGCAACCGGCGCGGGCTTTATGTCGGTATCAATGCGCAAGGCGGCGTCGGCACGTCCTACGTGCCCCGCCTGGGCCGCACGATGCGCGAGACACTGGCGAATATCGAAGCCGCATGTGCGCTGACGATGGCGCCGAGCGCGCCAGAGTGACGAATGATCCATTGGACCAATTGGAGTTAAAGAGATGACATACCCCACAATCGACGCTCGCGCAGCCTGGGCGGGAAACCGCAACGAATGCGGCCGGCTCTATCGACAATGGCGCGATTGTTTCGCCGGATCGTTCGCGGCATTGCGCCGCTATTACGGTTGGACACGCCCCGCAATGGTTCAAGCGTTGCGCATCGGCCAAACCGTCTAACACAGCCGAAACGGCGCATTCGGTGAGATGCGCCGTCCGCACATGGTGCCGCATGTGCGCTGACGACGGCAGGCAATTTAGGTGTGATACGATGAACGGACGTTACAAAACATTCGGCGAAGCCGCTAAGGTTCAATCACGCGAATTACAGAAACGCGGCGTTTTCAAAGCGCCGATTTGTGTCGGCGACGATGGCCTATATTACGTCCGATGCGAGCAACACGGCACAACCGGATCAAGCATTTACAACGCATAGCCGAAACCGCTCGCCAGAGCGACCTATGTGTCGCCTGGCACGGTCGCACCGGGTATCCCGTTCGGTGCCTGACGATGGCAGGGAATAGATATGCTGACGCTTATTCGCGGCTTGCCTGGATCGGGTAAATCGACGCTCGCGCGATCGATGGCCGATCATGTGCATATCGAAGCGGATATGTATTTCACGGTGCCTCGCACTGGCGAATATCGGTTTGATCCGGATCGCTTGAGCAATGCGCATAATTGGTGCCAGTGGCGCACTCGTCGCGCTTTGGCTGAAGGTTCTCGCGTTGTCGTCAGCAACACATTCACGCGCGCTTGGGAGATGCGGCCCTATTTCGACATGTGCGCCAATGTGCGCGTTATCGAATGCAAGGGCCATTGGCCGAATGTGCACGGTGTCCCCGCCGATGCCATCGCCCGCATGGCAGAACGCTGGGAACCGGTCGAATTGGTGGATTATCTCGCATGACACGAATGCAAGCCGAGCATCGCGCCGCACGGCTCAACGCGCGTCACCCCGGCACGTCCTACGCGGCCGCGCATATCAGCGCCACATGGTGCGTCGAGACGCACAGGGGCGGATGTGTGACAGAGCGGCGATTTGAGCCATGAGCGTGCCCGGATCGCCCGTCAGGGGCGGAATAAACCCGCACGGCCCCACAGGGGCGGAGCGATGCCACGCGACCGGCCGGCACGACTGGTCCAATTGGGGACCGTGGCGCCCGTTGCAGCCGGCTTGGCCGTGGATAGTGAGCGAGCCGTTGCCCAAACCGCCGTTGCCCCTAACGATCCAAGCCAATCGGCACCGCCAGTGCGTCGACTGTGGCGCTGTGGAACGCGAGACGCACGACGGCAAGCGGCAGGTGATACATGACCCGTCCGGTGTGGATCGATACATGCAGCCACGCGGCCAGGGGCGAAGCGATGCAACAGGCACCGGCACACGCCCACACAGATACATTGCTACAGCGAATCGTGTATAACGACTACACCGTTAACACAGGAGCGAAGCAATGACTAAGATAACCGCAGCCGAATGGCTGGACAAACAGACCGCCGAAGCGAAGGAACCGCTGTCGACGATCGCCGCTTAGGGCTGCGAACCTAACTCGCCGCGGCTTTTGTCACGGCGGGTCTTTTTTATGTTGCATGATACGCCGCACCGGTCCATACGACTTACATGTTGGTCAGCATTGATCAGGGAGACGACGAATGACCCAAGAGACCGTGAGCCAGCGGGCGAGAGATCGTGAGAAGGCATACAATCGCGCCATGATCCTCGAAGCGGACGCAACCGGCGCCACCACGCCAGGATATGCGCGCCGAGCAGCGTTGCGTGCCATGGAGGCGTGGGAGCGCTCCATCCTCTCCGAACACTCGGATGGCGTTGTTACCTGCCCGATCTGCGGTGATGATAATTCACCGTGTAAGGTGTGCAACGGCCATGGGTTCCTGACAACGGAGGAAGCTGCCGGTTGGCTACTTGCGCAGCGGGATGTCTCCGAACACGACAGCCGTGTGAAGGAGCTGGAGGCACTTTTAGCCGAGTGCTGCACAATCCTTAAAGCAGCGGCGCGACCCGGCGAACGTCCGAGTCTCTTAGTCCGGGTTGAAGCCGCCCTCAACGGAGGCTCCGATGCAGGAGAGTGATATTGTAGACGAATTGTTGGCGTTATCTCGATCTGATGCGCCAGCGAAAACGCGCTCCCTTGCTCGTGCCGCGAAGAGTGAAATCACCCGCCTCCGCGCCCTCACGAACGATGCGAACGGATGGATCGTCGCCAATGCTGACGGAACACTCTGGCGGCGTTGGGATGCTGGCGGTCCCGAGTGGACAAGTCAGCGTACAGAGGCGGC